CCTTCCATATCTATATTATAACACTTTTTCAAGTAATTTATAATCAATCCTAAAATTTTATATCTAATTTTACAGTTTTCCAATTTTATGGTATAATAAACATACTATATTAAAATAGATAAAGGGAAAAAATGAAATGTTATGAAAATGAAACTAAACCTATTTAAAATAAAACATTATATCTAAATTAATATAGAATATTGTATCCATTCATAACTCTTTGCCATCTTCTTTAAAGTATTTTACATTAGAAATATTATTGTTTCCAAAATAAAATACTTTATAAAGGAGGTGTTTTTATGAAAGAATGGTACATAAAAAGCTTTAGCACACTATTGTTATTCTCTTTGGCTATTGAGTTAGTTATATACGCTATTAATAATGGCGTAAGTCAAGACATAATAATAGCCCTAATTTTAAGTATTCTGAAGTAGAGAGCCGAACACTTGAATTAGAGCTGGGGCTGAGGGACGAACTACAATTCGTTCCTTTTTCTTTTATTATACTCTAATTATATCATATCTATTCATTTAAACAATATTTAATTTTTAAACTCCTATAATAAATCTTTCCTGTCTATCATTTATCCTAACTACAAGTTCTATATCATTTTGTGATTCATCTATGTATGACATTTCTATAAAGTCATTATTGCTCAACAAATTTACACCTGTTATTTCTTTAAACCTAGCATAAAATTCATCACATTCTATAATCAGCATGTCCATTATATCATCTTCATCATCTGAATTATAAAACCTATCAAATTCTTTCCTAGTAGAAATTTTAAATGGAAAGTCATCATCTGTATTTTCATCAATCCATTTAAGCAAATGCAAATGCTCATCCTGCCTTTTCAATTCCCTTCGCTTGTCCACTTCTATAAGATACTGTTCGTAATCTGAAATTTCTCCTTCTTCCTCAATACCTAACCTTTCAAGATAATGACCAAAGCCTACAAAAATTTTACGGATATCAATAATTGTTCCTTCATAGTAATTTTCTCTTTTCATTCCTGTTTGCATAATACTTTCCATATTAACACATCTCCTTGATTTAGGCTAAACAATGTGTTATCATTAATCTTGTTGAGGGATTAGGTGATAACTATTTTTGTTGTTGCCTTATTTTTATTTGGATAAGTTGGATTAACTTACCTTATGTAACTATAGTAATCCTCTTTTTGTATAATGTCAATATGTTTTTTAAGTATTATAGTAAATATTAAATCCCTTTATTGCATATAGTCAAAAAATGTTATATACTATAAAAGAGGTGAGAATATGGCTAAAATGAAGTTAGATAAACTATTAAAAGATAGCCGATATAATCAAAAAGATGTATCTGATTATACTGGAATCAATAAAAATACTATTAGCAAATATGTAAATAATACCTTTGAAAAAATTGATAAAGGACATATTGATTTGCTATGTGACCTCTTTAGGTGTACTCCTAATGATTTATTAGAATTAGAACCAGTTCAACAAAAGATGTTTCCACCTTCTGAAATTGGAAACTGGATGGATATTAGTAATACTGATGCGGTTGGACACGAATATAATAAAAAACCATTATTAAATCAATATACTTTAAAAATGGTTAATATACTTAAAGAAGAACATAAATCAGGCTTTCTTTTAGGTCGTAAAGAAATAAAAGAAAATGAAATATTTGAAGAACAAAATGGTTATAATCCAATTCAATCAGATAAAGAAATTCTTGAAATGGAAGAAATGCAATCTAAATTAGATTTGGAATTTAATATTGAATCTAATCTTAATTCAATATTAAATAACATAGTTTTAAATTGTGAACCATCAATCTATGAAAAATATAAAAATGAAATTGATAAATATTATATTTATAGTATGGAAGAATTTAATATAACATTTAAATTAATACCATCGTATCGCTTAATTTATAATATTCTTTCTTCGCAATCTAATTCTTCTGAACTTCTTGGATTTTTAACAAGATTAAGAAATATATATGCGCATGGTGGATTATTAGATTTAAGTGATAATGACTTGCAAGTTATATCAAATGCTTCTGTTTATTTTTTCAATGAAATTTCTAAAAATAAATCCACTACTAAGCAAAAAGACTAGAAAATAAATTCTAGTCTTACATACTTTTATCATCTAATTCAGTCCAATCTATATTGTTTCATTTGGATTGTCTTATGTTTTCATTATTCTATTAATTTGTTAATCTATGTATTCAATAGTAAATTCATCATTATTTTTAGTTACAACTATATACGAGCAATCATAATTATATCTATCTACTTCCAATTTGATATTATCTTTATTAATTTCTTTAGAAATAATATCTTCTATCATAACTCCTTTATTGTTAATATATAATGTTCCTTCATCTATATAAATATTCCAACCATTTGATTCCAAATCATCATATAATTCAATATCTCTATCTCTTGGATAAACCGACTTGAACATTCCACGCCCTAAATTATAATATATCAAGGTTTTTACTTCTTCTAATTTACTTGCTTCTATTATTTTATAATCAAAACATATTTCATTATATTGAAGTCCTCGTTTATCTAATATTTGTTTAACTCCAACAGTATCGCTAGATACATATGGAAAATATTCTACATTATTATTTTTAACACTTTTATTTAATAATTCGCATAATTTTATACTATATTTCTCATTTATTTTAATTTGTTCTTTCCAATCTATACTCATATTATTTACACTCCATTTCACTAATATACTCATCAACAAAAGCAAATACTCTTGAATATTTTTCTACAGGAACATCTTCCCATTTAATAACTTTAAATTCTTTAAATACTGATTTCTTAACCTTTTGAAATATAGGATTATTAGCCATTATATGATATCCTAATTTTTCACTTAGTATTTCCTTGATAGTCTTTACTATTCTAGTTGTATTTACTGAATGGAATCCAATTAAATCTTTTAAATTTTCTCTGTCTGAATCGTATATTACTGATTGATTATGTAGCATTTCAATACTTTGATCTATTTTATCTTGTGATTGCAATACTAACTTACCCATCTCGTTAGTTATTAATGGAATTATATTAGTAATTGTAGCTTGTACTAAATCTACTAGATTGTTATTTACATTTGGTGTAGTAATTGAATATGTACCATTCTTTCTTAATGAAGGTAAAACCTCATCAGTTACCCAATCTTGAAATTTTTCAGCTTCTTCTTTTTTAGATTTAAATATTAGCTTATACACTCCACTCTCAGTTAAGAATTTCTCTCCAGCATTGTTTAATTTTCGGATTTGCACATCATGCATATCTGAATTAGTTAGCTTTATTACTTGCTTTTCATTAAAATTTCTCATACTACTATTAACATCAGTAATGTCTAAACACTTAGCAACATCTTTTGGATTAAATAAAACTCTCCCTTCGTATTCAAATACTTCAACTTCTTTGTTTTCAAAAATCATAATCCTCTTGTCCATTTCTTTCTCTCCTTTAATATATTAATTTATTTTGTAAAAGTTATTAATTCCCTTTACAAGATTAATATTACACCTAGGAAAGATTAAAGTCAATACTTATTTCTATTAATTTGTTTAAGTAATTTTTATACACTATATATTGTGTTTATAAATAAATATAACCACAATATATAGATAAAAGTCTTGTTAAAATCTGTGTTTTGAATTATGTTCGTTCTATTAATTTATTATACCATATCGTATTTTGAACGTAAAAATGACATCATTTCATTTATAAACTTTCCTGTACTTTCCCATTCTTCATTGACCGTTCCTACTGCATCTTTACCCATTTCAAGTGCGAAATGCTCAGAGACTTCATCAAGTGTCATGTAGTCTCCAACAGATATTCCCATTTCAGATTCATCATACCAAGCTGGATTTGCATGTACTGTATCATGGTCTATGTATATTTCAATATAAAACTCACTATTTTTATTTTGTACTGGCGATACTTTGCATGAATTTAGTAACATGTCAGTTCTTTCATAAACTTTTGGTTCATAATTATAGATATTCTCTAAGAAATATAATCTAATATCTTGTTGTACTTTAACTGCTATTTCTTCTAATTCTCGAAGAGTATCTCTTTGTAACTGTGCATAAAATTCTTCAATACTTCCATAATCCATTATCTGCACTCCTTTTATATTAATTTATTTAAATACTCAAGAATAGACACCCGAAAGTGCCTACTATCAATATTTAATTTTAATTTCTATAACTTATTATGCTATAGTAGTAGTTGACACATTTGAAGTACCTTCATGAGTTCCTCCAGTAACAACTAATTTAAAGTTGTAAGAGCTACTTGAAGTCAATCCTTTAACTAATGCACTAGTTGAAGTTGCAGTTATTGCACCTCCATTTAAATACACACCAGTAGTTCCACTAGTAGCTACTGTAGAATATGTACTATCTGTACTTAACTTGTACATCAAATCAATATTTGTAGCTGATGTTGGTGCGGTAAATGTTAAACTAGCTTGTCCTGCTATTAAACTACTTCCAGCTAAATCTGTAATTGGTGTTACTACTGCAACAATCGGTGCTTTTTCCTTTAAAGTGAAGAAAAGTGGATCTCCATTCTCATCTTTTAATATAGAATCAGCCATAACTTTCATTGAAATATCAAATTTAGATGGATTCGAAGCATCAAATGTAATTGTTATAGAATTTTCTGCCAATACATTAGGAATAACAAGCTGTTTAAAACTCATAGTTCCATCTACTCTATTTTTACATAATACATTAGCGACTAACTTTCTTGCTCCATTTAAACTTCCTTTTCCACTTACATTAAATGAATATACAGTACCTATTGGCATTGACTCAATATAGTTAGCTTCAACTATACTAGTATTTGCAACTAAATCTGTATCAGTTATTGTAAATTTCTTTTTATCTGTTCCATCTTGTACTGCTACAAGTTCTTTTTGTAATTCTCCGTCTCTAGTTAATAAATGGAAATTAGTTACTGAATTTAATAATGGTTCAGAAACTAATGTAATTACCATAGAACCATCTGTTGTTACTGTAAATGTTTCTGATTTATCATAAGTCCCATTTTCAGTATTTAATTTCATACCATTGCTACCTAAAGCTTCTGCTAATTGTGCAAATGATATTGTCTCTGTTGACATTTTATAAGTTCCTTGTGGGTCAACTGACCACGCCATTACATCTAAACCTTGTTCTTTTGCTGTTTTTTGAGTTGATTTGTATTCCAAACTACAAGTATTAGCTTGTGGTATTTTTAATATTAATTTACCTGAACTTTTATCAAAAAGTTTTACTTCACTTGCATTTAGTATACCAAATCTTTCCATTATATTTGACATTTATAAATTCCTCCTTTTAATTTGTGTAATTTTTATATAATAAAAAAGTCTTTATATTATAAAGACTTAATCATTCATTTTATTGTTTTCCATATCATTAGGTAATTTAACTTTAACTTTTCGCAACCAATCTAAATCAGGTACTTTTTCAAAATTATAATTACCAGATGTATATTGAGATTTAACTATTTCAATATTTTCTTTAGCAAACATTGAATTAAATTGATAAAATAATTGCCAAATAGTTAAATCTTGTATGTTTTTATAATTATATTTTGTATTTTCATTAATACAAATAGAACCAATAACATCAGATATAGTCAATTGATTTTCTTTTTCTTCTTTCTTTTCTTCTTCTAAATATAACTTAATTTGTTCCTCATACATTCTTTGAACTTCTGGGTCTGCATAATACAATTTTTTAACATTATTATCTTTATCAATCTCAATGATGCTATTACAAGTAATAATTCTAATAAGTTCACTAAATTCACCAAAGTTATTATTATCTAGCTGAAATATAGGAATCTTACATATTTCCCCATTAACATCTTTAAAATCATAAACTATAATAGCATCAATGTTATCAGATACTCCAATTCTATTAAAATCTTTAATATCTAAAAAAAAAGCTAATGATTGAATTAATAACATAATTATTGACTCTGAAATATTAAAATCTGATTTACTGTTTAATATTTCTTCTTGAATTATCATTGATTCAAATAATGACTTATTATTTATTTTATCTTTTATTTCATCATATATTTGTAAATGTTCTTTTTGTATTCTAAATATATAAGTCATACTAAGATATGGTAATAATCCAATATCGTCTATATCTTCTATTTTAGGTTGTTTAACTTTAATTCGTTGATTATTATTATCTTGAAATATAATTGATAAACCTCTAATTAGTTGATACTTAAGTGAATCACTATTCATTAGTATCATCACCTCTTATTTGTTTTTGAATATTTTTATTATTTAAATAATCATAACTAAAATCATTAGCTGTATACATTAACATCATACCGTCATTTTCCTCGTTAAGACTTAAATCACGATATTTTTCTTTATTTGTTTTACCTAGTCCAGTTATATTAGCTTGATTAAATTCATCATCAAAAATTTTGGCTATACAATTTATACGATTTAAACCATTCTCTAACTCTTGTATATTAGTACCTTTTGTTATAATTCTTACAATTACAAATATATCTCTAAAAGTTAAAGAATTGCCTTTTGGCGCTGAATGAAAAGTTATTAAAATGCAAACTTGTTCTCCACTTTGAACGATATCATTCTTACGTCTAAATAATAAACAACCATGTTCTGAATTTGATGATGGTTTAAATATATCCCAAGGATTATCTGGATATTGGCAAATATCTTCATCTAAAGGGTTACTATTAGAAAACCATATTAAACGAAACAAATCATCATTATCTATAATGAAATTTTTTATATACTTTTTAAATAAATCAAAATCATCTAATTCTTTCAAATCATCAATATTCACTAACCATCACCTCCCAAATACTCTCTCATACTATCGAATACTTCAATTTTCACGCCTATAAAACCCCATAAAATTGTACTTTTATTAACTGTTTTTTCTATTAATTTATTATTGTTATATCCCCTTATTTTATAAGAAGACGTTAATACACCTAATTTCATATCATCACTTCTTTCTATATTTTATTTTTACATAACAAAAAGACACCTTATATAAAGATGTCTCACTTATTATATTGCTTGTTTTAAATTTTCTTCATTTTTCCTTCTATCATATTCTTCTTGTGTTAAATAATTAAATTCATAACCTTTATGATGCTTTTGTTTTTCTTGGCAGACTAAAGTAATATTACTTCTAATTAATTTTACTTTAAAAAGTTCTATGCTTTGTCTTTCTAATTCACTAGCTGAGGGGAATAAACCTAGACTAATTCCATCTTTAAATATTTCTACTGGTTTTGAATAATTTTTCTTATTTCTTATTACACTGTTTTTATAATTTTGATTTATTTCTTCATTTTTATTATAGTGACACCAGCCCAATTCATTACCAGATTCTAACCATTTTTGAATTGAAAGCCTACAATATCCTCCCATTAATTTACCTATTTCAGTAGTAGTCATCTTAGGATTTTGTTTTTTAAGTTCACAAGCTTTTTTTACTAAGTTAGACAAAGCAAATTCATAGCATTTTATCCAATTAATTTTACTTAAATCAAATAATTCATTTAATATTTTATCATTCAATATATTTTTTCTTAGCAAATTTAAATCAGCTTTTCTGTAATCAATAATAATATAGTTTTCTTCTTTTGTGTCATTTTTTAATGCTAGTTCTTTTTTGTTTTTATCATTCTCTACCTGTTCATCCAAATTCATTTCAAAATTAGTATTTTCTTCGTAATGTTGTTGTCCATTTACTTCTATTATATAATTTTCTTTATTACCTAACTGAAAATAAAAATCATATCTATAATTATTACACCACGATTGTTCTCTTTTTGATAATTGAGTTATAAATTTTATACCTATTTGTTCTAATAAACTAAAAACATATTTTTCCCCTTTTGAAATATTATCACTACAAGAACACCCTATTGAATGTGATTTGTAAATATAACCAATATTAGTTTTCTTTTTTTTAACTCTTCCACAATCAGGACAGATAGGATAGATATAACCTTTTGGATTATCAGGGTTTCCACTTCCCCATTTTGTATACTTCTTAGCCTCATCATAACCATCTTGAAAATATTTAACTATACAAGGTGATATTGTAGCTACATCATTAATACCTTCTATAAGTGTTTTCCCAGAACAACATGAACATCCTCGTTTTTCTTTTCTTAATAAATCTCCTTCTGTCATCCACCCTTCATTCCAACTACAAACGTTACAAGTGTATTTGTACCATTTATCATTGCACAAAGAACCATCTTTTTTATATCTAATTCTAATTTCTTTATCAGTTACAGTTATATCTCTTTTGTTATCTTTAAAAGTTTGTCCAATTTCTATTTTGAATTCTGATGTGATTTTTCCTATAATTCTTCCTATATTACAGTTTGACATTTGATTAGTATTTATCTCTGATTCAAATTTGTTGTATTTTACTTTTAATATTCTTTTATCTTTTTTATAACTAATAATTTCAATCCACCCTATAATATTTTCGTATATAAAATACACATTATATCCAATTGAATTTATCCAATCAATAACTAATTTATTTTTATTTCCACCGACTCCATACTTCCTAGGTAAACATTCTAAAAAAGTTTTTCTACACTTACCACTTTTAATTAATTCCTTATTCTCTTCTTTCCACTGTTTAATAAATTCTAAATATTCCTTTTCATTCATATGTATTATCTCCTTCATGTTATAATTTATTTTCATGTGTATTTTATAAAAGAAAGAAAGGCACATGAAAAACCCTGTCCTTAGTATAAGTTTCGAACCTTATACTAAGTAATCTTCCTAAATTTATATTAACATCTTTAACAAAGATTGTCAATATCTTTTTTAATTTACATTAATTTATTTATATACTAATGTAAAGACACTAGAAATAATCCTAATGTCTTTATAATTAACATACAATTTTACATCCCTTTTAGTGTTATTGTTTGACTATTTAATATTTTTTCTCCTGTGTTTTTATCAATTATAGTTATAGTAAATGTTTTTAATACATTTATATTGAGATTTCTAATTGTAAAACTAGAGTCTGTTTTTTTAACAATTGATATGTTTTGTTTATTTAACAAATCTTGACCAAATGAATCTAATTGATATTCAATTATTAAATTATTTTGAATTACGCCATTTTCATATTTTATAGCTGAAATTGTACTACCTTCTTTTGTTCTATATACGTATCCATTACTTGTTTTGATTTCATAATTTACTTGACTAACAATACTAGATACTACTTCAAAATTCACAATAAATTCTCTAACTTCATCAGTGAGATTTAATTTAATTTTAAAACTTCCAGTTCCAATATCAACTCCAGTAATAGTTATTTTACCATCATTAGATTTAATAATTGAAATCAAGTTACTTGTATTTTCTATATTTATTAAATTATTATCAATAGGATTACCATTATCTAAAAATGAATAAACTAAACCACAATCACTACCCTTAGTAACACTTAACGAATTTGTACAGGTAGTATCATAGTTATGTTTGATTTCCCATTTGTTGGCTATTTCATTATCCACATCATCAATTTCAGTATTGATACTATCTTGACCAAGTAATATAGACAATAAACCCACATCGCTTACAAAGTCAGTTTGAGTTACTTTCCAAGCATTTGCATTAAATATAAATCTTTGTCCAACTTTAATATTTTGAGTTTTAGAATTATATGGTAAAGTAATTACATATCTACTATCCCCTTCGGTAATGCCTGCTACAATCGTTGAAATTCCTAATGTGTATTTAGTTTGATTACTTATAATAACTTGTGTATCATATAAATTTCCTTTATACACCCACTTCAATAAATGATTGCATTCCTTAAATACACCTTCATCATATCCATGTTTCTTTTCTATCTTTGAAGTTATTATATAATCACGTAACTCATCAGTATCATTTACTTTAAATTTTAAATAGTCTCCACATTTAATCTGATTAGGATATACCTGTACAGTTTCTTCCATTTCAGTATCAGCAGTTTGATGTCTTTTCACATCAATTACGCCTCTTATTAAAGTATCTGAATTATTGATATATACATCTTTACCATCAATTGTATTGACCATTATAGAGAATCTAGTAACTACATTAGGTCTAGCAATATTATAATCAGTTGTCATTTCAGATTGTAATTGGGATTTTCTATCATCAAAGCCTTTAGAACCATTTATAGTTCTGCAATAATTTATTATGTTACCTATATCACTCATATAACGACCTTGGCTTCCCTGTAGTTCTATTAACTGAATTACATTTATCAATTTTTAATTGCATTTTGTCTTCTGTGTCAGTTAATATTTCTAAATAGGTTCGTCTTTCATCCGCTGGACTCCATGCTTTAATATCAGTTCCAAGATATTTTTGAAATTCTGCTAATCTTAATATTGGTTCTCTCATATATATAACTTTCATCATATCTGAGATAGTATCAGTCTCTATTCTTGTTAATTCATCATCAAAACATTCTAAGGTATCATCTCTGCTAGATAGAACTAATTGGTCTAATTGTGGTTCAATCTCATCACAAGCAGAATCTAATAATTCTAAAGAACGTTCGTTCACTATAATTTCTACTTCTGATTCGGTTAAACCGTTATATAAAAAGAATTTTACATCTTGCTTTATCTTTTTTATGAATTTTGCTATTACATATTGATAGGGTGTTTTTACCATACTCTCTTCTCCTTTCAAATATAAAAAAAGATAGAGATTTTTTACCCTATCTTTACTTTGTTAATTTTGGTTTTTGAACTTTCGCTTTTGGTTCTATTATTTCTTCGCTAATAATTTCCTTATTTTCTGGAACTACTGCTATTTCAATATTTTCTTCTTTTATTGGTATATATATTTTACTTTTTGGGATTGGTAAAGTACTTTTTGTAATCTTATGATTTAATTCATATTCTCTACCGTCTATATATTCTCTTACTCTATTACTTATATCATATTCATTATCATTAGTAAGTTTAACTAACATTCTTCTAAAATTATCTATAGTATCTTTACTTGTTATATGTACTATTTTTATCATTTTTTCATCGTTAGGGTCTAGTATTATATCTTCAATCATTTTTCTAGTGAAATAGTTATCGTTATTTATATCTATTCTTAATTCTTTAAATAACCCTTCTTTTACATCCTCAGCAAATTCTAAAGTACCATTTCTGAATGCTTCTGATTTTTGATTTATTGATCTTATATCATTAAATGTTACAAAGTCAAACCCTGCTTCATTCTCTGTTTGACCACTAATCTTATATCCTAATCCATCCATACTAGGTAAATATTTAGGATAATCATAATAATTCAATACTTCAAATTCTTCTTTTTTATTAATCATTGTATATCTCTCCTTAAATTTAAAGGGAAGAATAATTCCTCCCTTTTTTTATTTTAATTTATTATTTTACTTTAATTTTTGAAACTTTTTCTAATTTATCTATTGCATAAATGAATTCATATCCAGTAAATTTCAATCTGATTACTTCTTTAGCATTGTCTGGAGTTTGTAGGACTCTTAAAGATCCTCTCATATCACATTGACCAATTTTGTCTGAGAAACCATAGATTGTTTTTGCTGGAATTAAAGTGCTTCCATCTGCAAGTAATTTACCAGCAGAAATAGAAGCTAATGGAACACTGTTATATACACTAAGTACACCAGAACCCATGTTTAAAGCATCCTTCATAGTATAAGATAAGAAGTCTGTATATCCTGGCATATTCTTGATATCTCTTAAATCAGTTGACAAACCAGTAATTAATTGTTGACCTGTAAATGAATGGTCTGTTACATAACCTGCAAAATCATCCATTAATTGAACTGTTAATCCACCAGTTGCATCAAATACATTTGAACCTGATACTAACAATGTATTAAGGTTAGTAAATATTGATTGGAACTTTTTATTTTGTAATGATTCAATTGCATAAAGAGTTAATTGTGCAATTGTCATAGCACCATTTCTTCTTAGTTCATCATATCTTAATTCAGTTTCTATTTGTAAGTTTGTATGTACCATTGAATATCTACTGAAATCTACATAAGACTTATCAACAGAACCGCCTCTTTCAGAAACTTCATGTGCTAATAGATTATTTTTATAAGTTCCGATTGAATTATAATCATCAAATTCTCCAATTGAACCTTGATTAAACATTGTATCTAATAATTGTGATGGTTCATCATAAATTTGTTCTTGAACAACTCTTTGTAGATAATCAGATAATGCTACATTAGTTGTTCCACTATTTGCAATTTCTAATGCCCACTTATTCATTGATTCGGAAATTATAATTTGGTCTGGTGAAAGTTCCTTTTTCCCTACTACTTTTTCTGCCCATTCATACATAGTACCTCTTTCTTTTACGTGATTACTTAATTCTATATTCATCATTATTTCCTCGCTTTCATAATTTTAATTTATTTTTGTTAATATTGTTTTTAATTTATTAAGCTAATTTTACTGTAGCATCTATTTCAAATCCAGCTAATGTATGTCCGTTATCTGGAATTAATCCTAGAAATTTAATTATTGTAACTGCATTTAAAGGTGAAGCTACTAATTTACCAGCAGTTATAGTTAAATAACTACCAATTGCCAATACTGAATTTACTGTTGAATCGTACATTGATGTTGCCCATCTACCTTCTAAATCATTTAAATATCCTCTTTCACCAGCTAAAATTGTATCTTGATCGGCGTCATAAGGTGATATTGCAAAATTTTGTGCAACTGATACTGTTAATTTAGTTCCTCTATCTACGATTTTAACGCCTGCGATACCTGTTGCAAGTGCTAATGTTTTTGTTGCTTCATCAGCAGTAACAAAAGACCCCCTTACCATATCAACTGAAGCTTTATTTTGACCATTACTTGCACCATTTCCGTTTGTTTGTAAATTTCTTAACATAATTTATTTCCTCGCTTTCATAATTTTAATTTTTTAATATTATTTTTTACAATAAAAAAGAAGCTATATCTCAAACCTCTTAGTTTTAACTTATTTCCAATTCATTTCTGAAAAGTTAAGTTCATTACTATCATCATTTACTGAACTTAAAACAACCTCAACTTTTTGTTCTTTTACTATTTCTGAAACTTCAACTTGTGGTTTTCCAGCTTTTGCTTTTGCAATTACCTTTTGAGCTATAAATATTTCTATTTTAGAATTATCCATAGTATCAATAGCTTCTTTTACTTCTGCAATTTCCAAATCTTTTTCAGAAATTAATTTAGTTCCTAAATATTCATTTTTAAATGCTTCTTTCTTTTCAGCTATTTCTAAAGCTTCTTTTTCTGCATTTATTTTATCTAATTCTTCTTTAAAAGGTTTTAATTCAGAAAGTTCCAATTCTTTAGTTTGAAGTAATTCATCTTTTTCAGCAATTACAGTTTCCTTTTCGGAAATATTTTTACCTAGATCTACTATAGAACTAATCTTTGAAGATAATTCAGTTTTTTGTGTTTCTATTGTTTTTTTTAACTCTGACATTTCTTCATCCTTTTTCTTACATGTTGAGTTAGCTTCATCTAATTCCTTAGTTGCTTTCTCTTTAGCTAGTGTTGATTCACAACATTGCATATTATATGTTGATTGTGGCATAAATACCATAGCAACACATGTGCCATCACCTAAAGTAACTGTTCCATCTTCATTAATTGTATATGAAATTTGAATATAATTTTCTTCCAAATCACCATATTGATGAATTAATATCTCTTGTTCTACTGGATGAATTATTACTGTATCTGGGTCATATTCACTATCCCATAATGCATTATAAATAGCTTGATAAACATCCCCAATAGTTAAAGATGAATTTTCTATTTGTTTACTTTTCTTTTTATTTGCCATTTTTTTATTTCCTCCTTCATTACATTGCGAATTTTCATTGTTTAATTTATTATCAACTGAATTTTCGTCAGTTTGATTACTTATAATTGTATTAGTAAATTGTTCTATATTAGGTTCGTTAATTTTATTAGCCACTTCTATTTTGTTATTATCTTCAATGATTGCATTAGATAATTGGATTTCTTGGTCTTCTTCTGCTACTTCAAGCAATCCAGCATCGCCATAAGCAGGACAAATATTACTTCCCAATAAACAATTTGAAAGCCAATTTAAACCCTTTATCCATTTAATACCTTCATCCATATAATATTCTGAGTATGCAATTTCCCAACTTGTATGTAAGGATTCTCCTAATCTATTAATTACTGAAATAACATTTTCATATCTAGCCCAAATTGTAGCTATAGCAACAATACACCTTTTAGTTATTCCATCAATTTCAATATTTTCTACTGAAACTTCTGTATGATAACCAACCGATTGAGTATCAAAAACATATTTTTTAACTAAATTTCCATTTTCGTCTTTTACATATGTTAGTTTTGCCTCATGACTGCCAAAATCCAATGTTCCATTTCTATCAATTACTTTGCATTGAACTGGTCTTGTAGCTAGTCCTAATAATTCATCTTGTGATAAGTCAGATTCACGAAGTCCTACTCCGTTTAAATTTGATTCATCAAGTGGACATATTAAAAATTTACCTATTAAATCCCCGTTGTCATTTGAGGAAAGTGCTAATAATTCTCCATTTAAAATCAATTTATTATCTTCCATTTATTCTCCTCACCTCCCTTCAAATATATTTATTTATTATAATTGACCATCTTTTAATGCTTTATCATTTGCATTTTTATCTAGGTTGGTATTTTTAATTGAACCATTTGTATTAGTTGTTGTGTCTATAGTATTAGTACCAGTTATATCACCCTTTTCACTATCGCTTGAAGTATATGAAGTAATATGTGGGCTAAAGACATTTTCTATATCATCAGCGTTTTCAGCTTTTCGTCTTTCGACCTCAGTATTATAATCCATACCTAACATCTCAAAGATAGTAGAATAAGACATACCCATTTTTGAAAATAAAATTTCAACTAACTTCAGTTTTGCATCATCTGATAATAGTTCAGATTTTTCAATATTAATTACTGGGATATAGTTAGAATCGATTCCATTCTCTTGACAAATAACTTTAATATATTTATTTAATGTATTCTCAAACTGATAAACTACTTTATTAACTGTTTTTAATAATTCATCAACTGAAACTTGCACAGTATTAAAAGATGACTTAGCTTCATTACTTAAAAATGATATTCCTAAACTATTTAATACTTGATTTTTATATCTTGCTATAACTTCTTGACTAACTAATTCAGCTTTAGGTTCTATTATTTGTAAATCCTCAATATAAGCAGGAGATGTGTATATTACAATCTTTTGACTCATAGCTTTAACTAATTCATCTTGAGCAAATTTCAATTCTGCAAAGTTTTTTGTTTTATCACCATTAGTTCCTAATATTTCTTTTCTAGTCTTTTGATAGAATATCTTCTTTGACCTAGCTAGTATATTTTCCCTATCTATATTATCTATAGTTTCAAGCATAAGTAACGCATTTAAAGCCTTAAATATAGGTGACACTCCATATATACCATCTAACTCATTTATTCTATGTATGCCAGTTCTTTGAGGATTTAATATTGCCCATTTATAATTATTGATATATGCGTCATATACTTCTGGTGGATAATTTTTTTGTATTTCATCTTCTATTTTATCTGAAAAATTAATAAAGCTAGATTTTATTGTCTTATATTTCGATTGAGTAGTTGCTAACGAACTTCTTAATTTTATCATATCCATATATATAACAGGTTCTCCATCAATGGTATAATCAGTAAAATCAACTAATCCTAATGGATATGTAGATATTCCGTATGTACCATCATTATTACTTCTCAAATAAGTAAAATATGTTCCTTGCGTAAATGTTGACATTCCTTCTTTTCTTATTTGAAGTTTTAAATCTACATTGTCAATGAAATTACTCAATATAGTATCAACTTTATCTTTTAATTTATTTTTCTTTTTTACATTATCAGGTAATTTAGGATACGATATCTTATAATTTGTATTTACATTATTTTCTATAGTTCCAATAACAATACCAACTAAATCATTTTTATTAGCATAATACTTAATCAAACTATTTATTTTCAATACTTTGTCAATATTATTTTGTGTCCCTCGTGCTAACATATTTAAATCTTCTATTGATGTACTATAGCAATGATTTTCATTTTGAACTATCTTATTTATTAGATGTTGATTTGTACTAAAATTATAAGATGCTTGTTCAAAATCTAATTCATCACCAGTTTTTACATGAGTTGATGCAAACGCAGTATATTCTTTATTTTCATTTGGAACTAGAGTTATTGGTTGTGAAGCATCTAATATTTCATTCGCTACTTCTACTGAAATTATTGTCTTTTCTTTCTTTGTAGGCAAATCGCTTTCACCTCCTTTTTATTTTTTATTTTAATTTGTTTAGATGTTAGTGTCGTTTTATTAATTAGTTTTAGAACGTGTATGAGGTTACAAATGATGGGGCGTCTGACCAAGATTCTTCACTATCTTTTTCTTGTAAATCCAATTCCCATTGTTTGATTAAATAATTTCCCATTGCTAATGAAATATATCTATCTTTTGTTGCTGAGGCTGTAGGTTCTTCAAGTGCTAAACAACCTTTACTTATAGTTTGATTTAAACCTACCATTTCATTTATCAATAAATCTGTTTGTACATAAACAAGTTCATATAATACTTGTTGTTCAAGTCCAATATCTTTTTTATTATAAAATGGTTTAGTATCTAAATAGTCTCTCGCTTGAACAGCATTAATTAATAGTTTTAATTTCTTCCTATCTAATGCATCTTTCATAGCATAATGCATTTGTTCATTAATTTTTGATTGACCTTTATAACTAAATAATACAGGCAAAGCATCTTTATTTTTAATTCTTTTAGCAACATCTTCATCATTAAAGCATTTAAATGGAGGGTATTCTTTATCTCTTTCTTCTGAATAAGTTATTTTACCTAATTCATCTGCTATTGATAATCCTGCATTCTGAGTATCTAATACTAATATATCTGCATCAAAATCATAAAATATTTCTTTGATTCTTGTTGCTTGTACTGTTGTATTATCTCCTTTGAAAGCTTCAATATATGGTATTTGTCTTTCATAGATATCTCCGCTCGGCAAAGCTCTAATACAGGTTATAACTGTATTATCATTTTTATCATTATTAACCATAGCTATATCAACCGAAATTAATCTTTTTTCACCATTTTGTTTAGGTATGTCATGTGGATTTTTCTTCTTTTCTAATACGTCTTGAGTAGTTCTTGGATAAAAGGCTTTTTTCATACTTTGTGCATTATTCATTAAATCAAACGAATAGAAAGCATCTTCTCCTTGACCAACCATTGTGTTTTCATACTCCATTGCATACGCAACCGTTCCTAATTTTTTCTTTTCTTTAATTAATTGTTTTCTTGTACGTATATTATGTTTTAATGTAATAGAATAATCAAATGCTAAAAAGAGAGCTTCTGATTTTTTATACATATCAGTTACTGATAATTTTATCATTTTAGACATCCAATGTTGTGCAAAATATGCTGAACTTATATATATTTCAGTAGGTTCTTCTTTTAAATGTTCATATTCTGGATTATTCAAATATGGTACTTGACGTATAATTAAAAATGGTGATAATACAAAATCTATAATATCTTTTTTAATCATCCGAAATTCTTCATATACCAAGCAAGTAGCCCTGTATCCTCTCGCATTATCTGTTGCAGGAACAACAACTATTGAACTTCCATTAACAAACATTACCTCAGTTTCATTACCACTTGTTTTAATTTGTTTAATTTCCCTCCTTAAATTAGGAGACTTTGGCATTAATTCTTTAACTATTTTTTCAGTTACAATTAAAGATGCTTGTTTTTTTGTGGCTGATGCTATAACAATTAATGAATTTGGATAAAGTATCGCTTTTATACATGCAAAAATAGCTATAATATATGATTTTGCAGAAGCTCTACATGCAACTATTACTACTAATGGGCATATATTCATTAGGTATAATGCTATAGCTTGATATAAATGTAAATCTAGTTGTAAATAATGTTGAACAGCTCTATGTAAATTACGTCTATAGAATGTAATCCAATCTATTAGCCTTTCTGTATAATCAAAAGTTTTTTCTTGTTTCTTTTCTTGTTGTCTAGGTTTTTCATGTATATTGGTTTTTTTTGCATTATTTTGTCTTGCTGTTTTAAAGTTGTTAGCCATTATTAATCTTCACCACCAACTTTGAAGTCATCTTCTATTGAGAACTCTCCATCATATTCTTTAGTTTTCATTAATAAATTTTTAATAGGTCTGAATACAAACCTATTTAAGTAATCAATTAAACTATCATAGTCTTTATATAATTTTTTGTCTGCAAAATATTCTGCTGGTCTATACTTTTCAATGTCTTTAGTCCAAACTCCAAGTCCTTTTGTATTTTCATCGTCCATTGAAGCATTAGCATCTCTAGGAGTAACATTACCTGCTGACATTAATTTAAGATAAGTTTCTTCTAATTTATCAGTATTACTATTCTTCTCAACTGCTTTCATTATTTGAAATTCTTTGATAGCAAGAAGTTTAAAAGTTTTTTGTTCTGATAATGTGTCACTCTTATATTTTCCAACCCATTCATTATATGTGTTTTCTAGCCATATATAATCATCATCATTATATCCATTGCCCCACTTAATGAGTATATCTTTACTAAGTCCTCGTTCTTCATTTGAGTCTTCTATCTGTGCCACAACATTTACATCATCACTAGAATCGAAATCGTCCCCAGCACCATTTTTCCCACCAAGACTATTTAACTTGGTCATATATATTTGCCATACATTTGTTGTTTTCCCGTTCTGAATTTCTTGTAAAACAGCATTATAACTACCTAGATTAAAGCATATACTTACTGCTCTACACATGTAATATAAAGCTAATTTATAATCTTGATACTTGCTATAATACTTATCGTATAAATCTCCTAAACATGTTTTACAAATAGGTAAATGAGAATTGGCTTTATATATAAATGATTTACTTATATAAAAGTTTCTCTCACTAGATTCTTGTCCACAACAAGTACATGTTAATTTATTTTTTACTGCATTTGCCATTTTCTCATTTCTCCTTTGATTGATTTTTTACATAATAAAAAAGCCACTAAATTAATTAGCGACTTTTAAATCTTTATCTGTTTTACTTTCAATATATTCTTCTAACTGTTCTTTATTATTGTGCAACGTTCCGTAAGTATTATGAAAACTTCCTTCTTGATTTGGATTATGACATTGCTTACATAAAGTCATTCCATTTTCAACATCAAATCTTTTATCTTCATAGTCTGCAAAATTATCTATGTGATGAGCTTCATTATTATGTGTTTTCTCACCACAACATTGACAAGTATAATTATCTCTTTCAAAAACTTGTTTTCTCCAATTTTTATATTCCTCAGTATTCATTATTCTGCTTTTTTCTGAAGTAATCCCACCTTGCCAATTAGGATTAAGATTACCATATCTTTTAGATTCATACATTGGATTATTTCTTCCTTTAAAAATTCCATCTATTTTTCTAATATTAGATATCTTAATTCTGCCCTCACAACTCATAATTCTACATCTATTAAAAGTCTCTTTATTTTTCTTTAATCCTAATTTCGAAGATTTATCTGTTAGATGTTTTATTTTTCTATTTGGAAAATATTCTTTAATAATATCTTCATTTATCATATTGGAATAAACTTTTTTAATAACTCCACATCTTTATCTGTCCAATCAATCGCATTTGAAATCTCAAAGTTCTCACCTTTACATTCCTTGCAAATATTTCTAAACCCATCTGTACACGTATTGTCTTTTGGAAAATATTTTAATTCCAAAGGTAAATATCTTCTACAACACTTACATAATTTATATTTTATTCCACCTTCTATTTTATATAATTCATCGTTTGAAATATTTTCATAGTCGTTTTGTTTTTTAACTCCCATATCATTAGCCTTATGTCTTATTCCCTTCCAAGTCCTATTATTAAATTTATTCATTAATTCTTCTTTCGATAAATATATGTAATTTTCTTTTAAAAATTCTTCATCTTCTATTGTCCAAAATTGACCTTTCCCCATAATATTTATTACCTCCGATTGCATTTAATTTATTCCGATTTATTATTTAGAATATAGGAAATGAGTTTCGGAACACTCACTTATTAATAAGACTCATGACTTTCTTATCTATCCTATATCACAATTATACTCCATAGAGTATTCACTGTCAATATTTTAATTTTAATTTATTTATCTTTAGCAACTTACCAAAAAAATAAGTTCCATTAAAATAAATAACATATAAATATCAAAAAACAACTAAGTAAACCTAAATCTACTTAGTCAAATAATCCAATTTACCTATACTGTGGTAGTTGTATTAGCCACACTAACATTATATTTACCAGCCTTTAACTCTTCAATTAAAGAATTCAAACTATTAACAACCTCAGCAATATCAGTAGTTTTAGCATATCCACTTAAATCAACCACAGGTATTAAAGCTTTTACTTCTTCTATTTTACTATCTATATAAGTATTATCTGTTACTCCTGTACTAGAAACTCCAGATAAAGATTTCACCTTTTCTTTTAATTCTGAAAAGGCTTCATCTAAAATAGAACCATCGGTTAATTGTATTCCATTTGCTAATTTCATATTATATTTTCCTCCTTGATATTTTTAATTTATTTAAAATTCTATAGATTCACTTTTTGTTTTAAAATACCTCCTTAAGTTGCTTTAAAACTACTCTTTTATTCGATTATTATTCTATTAATTTATTCTTCTTCACAATAAAATCCGTCTTGAAATCCAATCTCATAAGCTTCTCTTACAATATCTTTAATTTCACAATGTGGACAAAAATCTTCATCCTCCATATTCTCATTTAAACTTTCAATTAAATCTTGTGTTAATTCCTCATACAAATCATCTAACTCATCTTCTTCATCGGAATATTCCTTTTCAGTTAAAGTTACTATTGGGCAATCAATGTATTCTTTTAATTCATCAGAATCAATTAAATCTTCTTCAATAAATACTACATCTTGACCTTCAATGATTTTTAAATTATCATAACCATAAGCACTTTCTAAACTATAATGTTCTTTATTGTCCCAATATGATTTAGAAATTAGTAATATATCAGTATTGTACAACTCTTCAAATTCCTTAAAACTGAATGTATCATATTCATTAAATTTATAACCTAAAGTTTCCATTCTTTCTATCAATTCTAAAGCTTTTTCATTTGAAAGTATAAAACTAATATTATCAAAATCCTTTAACACTTTCATTAATGCATCTAAATAATCCTCATATACTTTTTCTACATTTATCTTTTCATTATTCATTATTCTATTCTCCAATCTTAAACTTGATTTTGTTCTGCTTGAACTTGTTGTATCTTAGCTAATCTTTCATTAATAGTATTTTGATATACATTATTAGAAATACTAACTGCATTATTATAATCAATCCCATATCCTATTAATTTCTGAAATCCAGCACCAATAATATCAATATAAGACATACTGTCTTTATAGAAATCACTATTTTTAACATCTTCACTTATTTCTGATTTAGGATTATCTTGTATTTGTATTCTTTTTAATTCCTCATCAACTGCAATTAATCCCATTTGTTCTTCAGAACCTATATATTCTTCTTCCATTTCTTCTACTTGATTTAATTCTTCATTCATATCTATCACCATATTCCTTAAATTATTTTTGTAGCAATATCATATTTAATACAATCTTCTGGACTTAAATACCAATCTTTACCATCTGTCTTTTGTTCAAATAATTCTCTTGGTATACTTGTCTTTTTAACAATTAAATCATCAATTAATGTTTGTAACCTAACTTGTTCCTCATGTCTTATTTTTAATTGAGTAAAATTCCCATAATTTCCTCCAGACAACTGATGAAATAATAAAGTTCCATAACTATTTATTAAACGTTCATCTCCGAATACAAAAATAAAAGCTCCACAACTCATACCTTTACCAGTTAATTCAGTTATTATTTTATACTTATATTCTTGTTGAAATCTTTCTATTTTACTTAATAAAGCCATACAATCATAAATTACCCCACCATATGAATTAATTATTATTCTTATAGGTTGTCTTTCTCCTAATTTAATTCCTTCATTATCATCTTTTTGCTTAATTTTGTCCATATAATACATTAATTTAAACATTGATATTTCATCTACATCATCATTCAAATGTAATTTTCTACGTTTAAGCGCATCTTGAACAATCATTTCATTGTAAATATTATCTATTGGTTGAAACATCTCTCCCATAATAATCACCTTTTAATCCTTTATATTTTATTTAAATATTATATCTCTTATAAACTCTCTTTCACCTTCTGAATAAACATATAGTCTTTGTCCAGCTTTTGACGTATGTCTTCCATCTTTAGCATATGTATCAGTACCAGCAAAACTTCTACCCATAAACAATTCTCTACAATGAATTTCATCTGATTTATTATGATGTAAATGTGCTGTGTGAACTTCAACTGCATCACCAAACATTAGTATTAAATCTTGAACTATTTTTCCAAATTTATCATTATGTCCGTGTGTAGAAAGGATTCTGCATCCATTTATTTCTGTTGAAATAACTCCTTCATCTAAATAGTTTTTCTCTATTAATATTTTATCTGCATATTCACTACTTGCTAATGATAATTCAATTCCCCATGTGATAAAAGTTTCAAAATTATGCATATCATTTGGAGTTTTTTCTTTAATTGATATGCGTCCATGATTACCATTAACAGCACTATAATGAACCTTACTGAATAAACCACAATCAGCAAATGATATCAACATATTTAATATTATTTCTGTTGCAACTTTAACTTGTTCTTCTACTGGTATTTCACTTTCTGCTATAAGACTATCGTGGATTATGCCTGTAATATTATCACCAAGATTGTTTACATATAATTCAGTAATGCCTAGTTCAGAAGATGTTTTAATAATCTCTTTTGTTAATTCTGTTCCCCTTAAATATGCAGTTTCTACATCATATTTATTGAATAAATTGTTTGATTTAATTCCCACATGCATATCTTCTAAATCCAATAATCCACATCTTGTTTTAATGCTAGGTCTTAATTCAACATTATATTTAACAGGATTAATTTCTATTTCGCTTAATTTATCAAATATCTTATCATAAAGATAGTCTTTATTTCTATAAGACTTTAATTCTTGTTTCATTTTATTTATTTCTTCTTCTTGAAGTTTTAAGAAATATTTTTCTTTTCTTCTTTCAATAGTTTCTTCAACTAATGAGTCTATATTATCTTCACATTCTAATTCTTCATCTAAATAAGGAACATCATCATGAACTATATTGAAAGCATACTTGATTAACATAAAATCTCTTCTTGGAATATCCAGTTTTCTACACAATTGAGAAACTCCTATTCCATTTTCATCACAATATATTTTCTTAATTTCTTTTACTTTTTCTTTAGATACTTTTATCTCTCTCTTATTAGATGATATTGTATAGTATTCACCATTCTCAATAACTCTTAATCTTTTTTCTTCTTTAGCATCTAATTTATCAAGTTCCTTCTCATATTTTTCTTTTTCTTTCTTTATTTTATCTAACTCTTTTTCTTGTTCTTTAATTTGTTTATTGCTTTCAACTTCTAATGACTTCTTTTTTATTTCCAATCCTTTTAAACATTCATTATTATCTTTATTTAATACTCTTTCAAGAATTAATTCATAGGTTTCATTGTAAATTTTAGCAATTCCTCTTAATGTACTTTCGGCATAACTCGTTCCTAGCTCTTCATTTATAGCATTCTTACACATAGTATTAGTTAATTCGTATTCACACTTATTTCTGTAAATACGACCTATATACTCATTGTCATACTCTTCAATTTTCTTCTTCAATATTTCATTCATAATAATTTCTCCCCTTATTATTATTTGTTACTTTAGTTTTACTTCATGTTGTAATCCGCATGAGCCACAATAAACATATATTTTAGATTTAGTAGTATCTACATAATCCATATCATCATTACTGATGCATAAATCAATATCTATAATATCTTTACAACCACTACATTTAATATCTCTGTACTTTTTGTGTTTTTTCTTCTTATCTTTATTACTACCTTGTTGATATTCTTTTTCTCCCATTTTATATCTTCCTTTTCGTTTTTATTTATCAAAATCGGATTTACTTCAATGTCAATCCGATTTATAATTTACATATATGTATTATTAATTTATTAGAATTTCAAGTCTGAATATTTAGCCTTACAAGTATCTTCTATAATTGGTTTTCTAGTTTTAAAATCTAAATTAGCCATCAATAAACTACTATTAACTAATTGTAGTTCTGATAAAGCTTTATTAACTGAACCTTGTAAGTGATTTCTTGTAGTAATATCTTTATATCCAATATAGTCTCTTAATTCCATAGCCGATTTTCCAGTTAAAGCTATATTCAATAAGTTAGCTTCTCGTTTTGTTAATGAGTCATCTGAATTATCAAATCCATTTAATTCACACCATTTATTAATATACACTTTCATGTCAGTATACCCTTTAGCCTCGGGTTCTCTAATTTCTAGCCATTCAATTTTATCTTTTATTGCTTGTTCTATTTTAATAAAATATTTTCTACATAACAAACCCATTTCATTGTTTTCAATCATACATAATTGTTTTGACATTTCTAAATTTAAAGAATATTCTTCTGTTATTCCATAGTATGAACGTTGTTGAGAATTAAGTTCTAATATTTGTTCCTGTGATAACAGTGCGTTCCCAAATTTTTGAACGTAGGCTATTACTGGATTTGATGGTATTTTATAATGTTTAATATAATCTTCATTTTCAACAAAGGTATATTTTTCTATTCTTCCTTTTATCCAATCACTAAATTTAGTTGATTTTATTTTATTTCCGTTTTTTCCTGTTTTTACATTCTCAACTAGATTACTATGTAATTTTCTACCATCAATACAAAATCCATCATCAGTATTTGTTAATACTGCTGGAAATTTTCTTTGTGCATCCATAACTAACTTAGAGTTTTTTTCTGTCATACCTAATTGTTCTTTTAATTCTTGCTTTGTAAATTTCTTCATTTTATTACCTCACTTTTTAATTTATTATTAAATGAGGTATTTTGTTGATAAATGTGAAAATATCCTAAAATCACATCTTAGCTGTATTGCTAATAATAAATATTCAATTAAATGAGGAAGTCTAATTGTAAAGCACTAACTATCCTAAGAGTGCTACTGGAAATAATTCTAGTTATTTATATTTAGTTTTTACCAAGTATCATCACTTGGAACATAGTGTAATAAAACACCAATAAAATCACACATTTTTATAAAAACTGTAGGAGGTTGTTATATTTATATATGTGATTTTATTGCTACTTTATTTTATTAATTTATTTTTAAAATCCCTATCCGTATGGTTATGTCCACTAATTCTATAGGGTAATACTCTTGTACTTCGAGTATCATATAATCGGAAGCTTTTCCAGTTAACGAATAGCTATCGCATTTCCTTAATCCTGTCTTAGAAATTTTCTGATAGTAGGTTTTTAATATAGACTATTACATATATCTACGGAAGAATTACCTATGTCAACTCCCTAATCACTGGCGTAAAGCCTATCTTCAACATCTAATTAATCTAGAGTGACTAATTAGTCTCGATGGTACAACTAAAACGTCTCCATCTATTCAATCCAATCAACCATTTATTAAACGCATATTGACCAGCGTTTTGTATCATATGTTTTCTTTCAGATTATCAATCCTATTCAAGTTTTGGTAAACATAAAACCATTATAAAGCAAAGTTAAATACCTAATCTTGAAACGACATTTACTTTATTGCTTAATAGATACACTTGTTATCTATTCCGTTTTTGGCATGCTACGATAACATCTAAATAAAAATAGATTTAACGTCCCTATCGGACTAATGGTAAGCGTTCACTATTATTTTTTATACAGGGGTGTGACCGAATTAATCATTATAATTTCCTCAGCTAGTGAGCCTGTTTTCTAACCTTGCCTTGAATATTATTTTAACGTCCCCTCAAGGAGTACCGAGTAACTGAAAATTACTCTGGGGAATGAGTGTTAGTCCTCATATATTATTTAAACCCATAGATAAATATAAAATATTACAAGGTTATAGATATTTCTCACGACTTCTCTGTAACATCTATAAGGTTCTCGTTAATATCAATTAGTTGTTTTAATTTATTTTATAGTCAAATCTTTCTCAAGTATCTGCTATTCGACTTCATCAAATTCTTTACATTTATCAATTGTAATTTCTACACCACTTCTTTCAAGTTTTAATATGTACTCTTTATACATTATACAAACTCTTTCATGTTGACAGTTATCACATTTCATATTATTTGCCTTCTTCCATGCAGAATGTATTCTCACACTCATTGCATGTTATATCAAGTCCTTCAAACTTAGATTTAATTTCTTTTCCACAACCACATACATATTTAAATATAGGTTGTTTTTCTTTTTCTTTAGGCTCTTTAAATTTCTTAATATTAATTGAGATTGTATCTTCTTCCTCTAATGTAGCTAATAATTCTTTTACCTCAGCAGTTACATTAATTTCTGTTTCTACTAATTCATTTTCCTCATTCTCAACTTTTATAGTTCCCTTTAATTCACCATCTTTATATTCTACTTTAATGCCTTTATAATCTACTTTTAATGCTTTAGCCATTATTTCTATCTCCTTTTATTTTATTAATTTATTTACAAAGTTATTTGCATATCCTTATATGATGAAATAACTTTTGTTGTCCTGTTCATTTTGCTCAATTCTATTTCAGATAATTTCTTTAATTCTTCTTTTGCGTCACTACTTCCATGTTGCAATACTACTTTTTGACAATCACACTGCTTAATATAGTTTACAATATCTTTTTGTGATGCGTGGCTACTGAATGAATAGTATCTTTTCACAATACATCTCTTTTTTAATGTTCTACCATCAACAATAACTGTATCTGTACTATTATCTAATAATTGACCACCTATTGTATTAGGAGAACAATATCCACAAAATAATATTCCATTATGAGAATCTTGTAACATTTGATTAACAAATAGATTACTAAAACCTCCTGATATCATCCCACTTGAACTTAGTACTAGGTAACTTTTTGGTTTAGAATTAACAAAAGCTTCACAACTCTTATTATCATTTATAAATTTAAAAGCTTTCCAAGTCATAACTTCATCCCAATAAGCCAAATCTTCATTATCTAAAACCTCATACATTTTGTCATTTATTTTTTTACCTAGATTAGTTGCTATTATAATTGGTTTAGACATATCCCATCTATCTTTAAACGTATCATATAGCCAACTCATCATATTACTAAGTCTAGATAAGGCAAAACATGGTATCATACACGAATGATTATAATTTACAAATCCTAGTATATCTTTTTCTAATTGTTTTCTTTCTTCTATACAAGTTCTCTTGTTGAAATTTCTATCTCCTAATCCATATGTACTTTCTATAAATAGAATATTTGAATTAGATACTGGAATTGTTGGTTCTGTAAAATATGTATATGAGTAATTATCTGTATTTCCTAAATCACTTGTAATACAAATCTTTTTTACAATATTTGTTCCAAATTTCTTTATAAAAATTTCTAATTGTGTCGAACCAATAATATGTGAGTTATTTGTAAATCTAAAAGACAAATAGTCATCTAAATGATATATATTATCCAATTCATAAACGTCCATCATACTCATTACATTATCTAAATCTTTTTCTTCAAATAATTCTTTTACTTTCCCTTTGATTTTCTTTTTAAATTTATCTTTATTTTCTCTTAAATACTCGCAATTTTTCACATGAATTTTAATGCAATCTTTTAACATTGGTTTAGATAATATTGAATTAGTCTTTGTAGTTATTATCCTACCTTTAAATCCCATTGAAGATAATGCTGGAAACAATCCAATATGATCACAATGTAAATGAAGCATAAAACAATAATCTGACTCTTTAATAGGAATATTATTTAACATTTCCTTATTTAGTATATATTCGTCAGCCATATCGTTATTTTGTATCATTCCTAATTCGACCAAAACACATTTTCTACCTATATCTGATAAATATGAAATGCTTAAATTACTGCCTACTACTTCTTCGGCTTGATTTCCATTTAGACTTATTACAATTTCATTTTCTTTATTCTTTTTTCCTCCCATAATTCTCCCTCAAACCCTCCACCGATATATACGGTATATATTTTTGTTTATATTAACTAACAACCTATACATTAATATAAGTTCTATGATTAATACAAAATAGAAGGACTGAATTATTTCTAATCTAGTCCTTCTCAAATGTCTTTATTATTCTGCTTTACCCAAAGCCTTAGTTGCTTTAATTGTTACTTTATCAAATGCCGGATAATCCTTGGCATCAATATTGATAGCTTCCTTGGTTCTAGGATTTCTTCCTACTCTAGCATCTGTATGCTTAGCTTCCATATGCTTCTTTTCTACTTCTAAATATGAACCAATTTTAGCTTTATCTCCTACTTCTAATTTTTCTACTACTGCTTTAATAATTTTATCAAATTCAGTAAATTTACCTTCTGTTTCCTTTTTGCTTTCTAGTCCTAATGTTTCCTTAATTACTTCAATTACTTGTTCTTTCTTCATTTTAAAATCTCCTCTTTCTTCTCTCTAATTTTTTTTATTTATAACCCTTAATAGGGATATTTACTAATTGTTAAAACTGTAAGTTTATTAGTTTTTATACTTCTATTAATTTATTTTCAATTACATTTCTTTTACTCTTTCTCTCTAATGAACGCCAGTTATCTGTTATATAACCGAACGTCCATTTAGGAGAGAGAAAAGTTAAATAAATAAAGGGGTAAAATGAAATGTTTATGAAAAATTAAAAAATATATAGTGTTTCGCCTATGTTTCAAGGCGTTGGTATAATAAAGCTAATTAAAGCTATAATATCTTTTTGTTTTTATAAGTGTTGGGAGAATACACTTATACGGTCTTAGATTTTTCAACTATTAAAATGTTTTTCTTTCTCCCTATAATCCCGAAGTTTCGTATTATATGTATATCTGTTAACCCTAGTAATACCAACGTCTGACATCATTTATTCTTCTATTAATTTATTTAAAGTGTGGAAATTTGTGATATTTTTTGATTAAATATCCCTAGTTGTTTTCTTTTTCCCAAAGCACATTCCATATAACTCTATATCTTCTCCATCACATAGTATTTCTATTTCTTCTTGTTGAATCCTAAACATTTCAAGGAACATTTCTCTATGACTAGAATATAGCACACTTAATGCAACTCTTCCTATGTTACTATATTTTCCTTCCTTAATTTGTTTTAAAATTGATATCAAAGTTACAAACTTTATTTTAAAAGTAGATAGTTTATTTATTAATTCGACTCTATACTGGATAGTTTTAAAATATTTATCTTCACCTGTTAAATTGGTATTACACCATAATGCTCTAGTTTTTTTATCGCTATCTATTATTAAACCCATGATTCTATCTATCTGCTTTCTGTCTGCATCACTTATATGCTTTAATATTTCTTTATATTTATTAGTTAATAAATCTAGTATATTAGTAATATTATCTTTATTGTCAACTCGTCTATCAATTTTTCTATATGTAAATTTATCTATTTCCGTTTCCAAATAATCCATTGTTGTTTCGTAATGATGATATTTTTCCTTCTCCATAGAAGAAATTGCTTTATCTATTATCTCTTTAATTACTTTATTGTTTTCTTTCTTCTTGATAATAATATCATCCGTATCACTAATTTTATCTATTTTTTCATATGGAGTGTTTTTTAATATCTTTTCTTTTATCTTGTTTTTTTTATCTTGATATGTTTTTTTTGCTGTATATTTAAAGAAATTAGGTAATTTAATATTATTATATTTTTCTTTTATTTTATTTAATTCAGATTCATTATCTATATCAAATTCTTTTTTTGCTTTATCTATTTCTATACAAGACATTATATTTAACGTTGATATATCAATGAATACATCATCTATCTGTTCTTGTAATTTTTGTTTTATACTTTTATCCTTTGTTTTTTTTATTTTAAATCTAATGTCATTTAAATGACTTTCTAATATTTGTGCTTGATTTATTATTTGTCCTATAAAATTCTTGCTAGTTTTCACATCTAAATCACATTTATCTTCATTAGTATAATATCTAGGAGTCTTCTTTCCAATCACACAATTTACTGATACAGGATAATCTTTGGAATGTCTTTCTGCAATTTCAATAAGTTTTTCATTATCACTAAGAAGCATTTGGTCACTATCATAATCTGCTGATGATAATTTTTCTAAGTTATTCTCTTCTATTGCATTTATATGTACTATTTGTTTACTACTATTAAAATATTTATCTATTTCATTATATATAGTGTTTTTAGAAACGAATATACAACTAGGAGAAGGGTGAGGACTCCTTGATCCTATAAGTTTCACTTCTTCAAAGTTATTGCAGTATATTGTTCCTTTTTTGATAATTGAACCATCTTTAATGTTCCATTTTCCACAAGAACCTTTTAACATTTCTATTCCATTTCCACATAATACACTATAATTACCATGAATTAAAATATGTCCTAGTCTAGCATTATCTTTATATGCCCTTATAACATCTTTCTGAAAATTAATAAATTCAGTAGTAAATTTAATTTTATCATTTAATGTTAATAGAGTATACATCATATCTTTTGTATGATTATCTTTATTTATATTTAAATGATCTTCATTATAAAATCCTTCTATTTCTCTATTCATAATCTCTTCATCTGACAATTTGCATTCTTCATTTTGTTCTATTTGCATTTTTAAATGTTTTCTTAATACAGCCATATCATTTTTTAATAAACTAACATATTCTTTTGTTTCTTTTAATATTTCCGAGATATCTTTTTTATTGCAATTAAGAGAGTTTAACAACTGATAATGTGTTTGAACTAGTTCTCCATCAAAATAATGTGTTGGTTTATCATACTTAACTATCCCCCATTTTTCATCCATATTATTTAAATAATTTTCAATTAAACCGAATTTATAATATTTTAGACTAGACGGAGTTGTTATTAATAATATATCTTCAACTTTTTTAGCTTTTGTATAAAGATAATATTCACTATTTTTTATATCTTCCATTGTTATATTGTAATCTTTATAATTTTTTTGGATTTCTGTGTTAAAGGCACAAGTTTTTATCATTTGATTTCTTAACAATAACATTCCCTTATTCTTATATTTATCACCAAACAAACTACTATCTGCCAAGCTTTCTCCATCCCAAATTTTATTAATTACATCAGTATATTTTTTTGTTGTGCATAATACTGCTTTTCCATCCTTATCTATTACTTGTTCAGTAACCATACATTCTTCTCTTATTTTTGATTCTTCATCTTTAAGTATTAATATATTTTCTGGTTTTATATTAATAGTATCTATCATAGAACTTAATGTTAAACTTATATATGCTTCATAACTAGCTAAATCAATTTCATCTCCATCTTTTATACATAAGTCCATCATAGTCCAATCCATCATAGGTTTATATAAATCTTCTCTAATAAATAAACATTTTCCAACTCTACTAGAACCACTAGAACGTTTATATCTAACCATATGAGATTTTTTACCTTGACTATCTATAATATCAAATCCATTTTTGTATAATTCTTTTCTGATTTGTTCTGTATTTTGTATATCATTTTTTTTCTGCTCTTTTAGTTTTTTTACCTTATCTCTCTTTTCTTCAATAATATTTTGTTGTCTTTTATATAATTCAATATATAATTGTTGCTCCTGTGTAAGATTAGTTTTATATTCTCCTTTATGTTTACATTGTCTTAATGATACTCCTTGTTTTCTAAGTTCTACTAACTTTAATTCTATTTCTTTATTCGTTTTACTTAATCCTAGTAATTGTTCATTAAATCCATTTATTTCTTCTGATTCTTTTATTGCACATTTAAATTTTACGCTTATTATAGCGTCTGAATATTGTTTACCATCAATCATATAAAAAGGCTTGGACATATCTTTGTTAATTTTTATTTCATTCATTTTTACTGAATCAAAACACCAATCCATAGTTGCATTCCATATGTTTTTTCTATGCTCTTTTTCTTTTTTATCTGTAAACATTGTTCTATAACCACTTTTCTTTGATAATACAAAGTCCTTACCTTCTCTTTGAATTATATTTATACCTTCTCCAACTTTTAGTTCTTTTATGATTTTCATAAAATTCTCCTTTCGATATTTGTATTAGATTGCATTAATTTATTTTTCTTCTTTTTGTATTCTTTCAAAATCATTTCTTATTTCGTTGCTATCTTTAAATAGAAATACACTAAACCAAGGTTTATAACTTAGTGGTTGTATATCTTCTAATATGTATCCTTGGGAGATGAGTTTTAAAGCTATAGATTTTTTAAATACTTTAAATATCTTCATTATTATCACCTCCCATATCTTTCATTTCTTATCTTATCTGAAATAAAATTCATAATTTCTTTTTGAATATATTCATAATCCTTATTATTAACTAATATTTTTTCATCATTATTTATATCTATAATTTGATTAGTTATGTTTATAATTATATCAGTATTTAACATTGATATTTTTACATTGTAATTTTCCTCATTAATACACTTATTATTTATCAATCTATAATAATGATCTTCATTATGTTTTTTCGGATGCCAACTAGATACCTTAGTATAATAAGTATATTTTATAGCATATACTTTCTTTAATATTATACTGATTTTATCACACATATAATCAAGCTTTAATACATTATCTGTTTTTAATACGTCCAATGATTTTCTATAATTGTCTATTTTATCCATTATATTGTTTTTTATATAATCATTGTTTTCATTATAATAATAATTATCTAAATTGAGTACATGATTACAATTATAATTTATACTTCCTTTTATTATATTATTTGAATTATATAAGTTTATTGAATAAAAATTATTTGTGTTTTTAAAGTAATTCCTAATCTCTGTTTCTATATAATTTATACAGGCATTGCATTTAATATAAAGGATTTGATTTTTTATATTCCTTTTAATTCTTTTTATATCATAATTTTTTTCAGTTAAATTAACATATTCTTCTATTTTATTTCCACATATACTATATTTACCATAAATTCTATCATAAATTAATCTTGGAATTTCTATTATTATTTCATTTATCTCTATATTTAATTCATTTTTTATATAGTCAACATTAAACCTAATATACTCATTCATAATTCTTGTACATTTATTTTTTCTTAGTATATTAACTACTATTTCTTGAAGTTCTTTATCTTCAATGACTTGAATTAAATCACTAATTTCTGAAATTTCAACTTCTCCTAGTAAATATCTATTAATATCCTTCCAAAGCCAGTTTAATTTTTCAATTTGTTCTTTAGGATATTTAGTATTGTTTAACTTTACTTTACCTACTAATTCATAGTAGTCTTTATCTTCTTGTCTAATATTGAAACATTTTCCTTCATAAAATTTTGCTTCGAACTCTTTTATAATTTTACCTTCAATCATTTCTTTTGTTTCAATCTCTACAACTATATTATTTAACTCTACCCAAATATCTAAATAATCTTCTATTTTCTTTTTATTGGTATGAGCAACTTCAAAATAAATAGTTTTATTATTCTCAGTTATTATTGTTATATCAGGCTTATACACTCCAAATTCAGTTTTATATTCTTGTTCTATTAGTATTTCCTTACAAACAAATTCTCTACTTTCATTATCTAATTTTACAGTAAATTTATCTCCTTGTTTTAATAATTCATTTTTAACAAAGAAATGTATCTGAGTTTCCCTACTACATTTACTGACATCTTTGTGTGCTAGATGATGGGCGTTTATATCACCTAACTTTGGAATAAGTTTACTTTCACATATAGGGCAACTATATTCCTCATATCTATTATCTTCATTAATTTTGTCTATGGTTACTATATTTCCATCTTTATTTCTAGCAAACCAAATATTTATATTATCCATTCTCTCACTCCTTAATTTTAATCTTCATCTCACTCTAAAACCCAATAAAACACGCATTTTAAACTTTCGTTCTTCTATTAATTTATTAACATTTCATTTAAATCCATTTATCAGCTTCACTATCTTGTCCAATTTCAAGACAACAACTTGTATTACTATTATTCTAAAACCTCACTACAAGCCTAATATATACTCTAAAATCAATTCTAACCTATATGTATTACTTGTCCACTGTTTAATATGTATTTAGTCATTATAACTATCTCTGCCCCATTCTAGATGGTAAGAATCATTAAATAATTGTGTTTCCGTTTGTATTTCATTTAAAAAATCATTTCCTTTACACCATTCATCACGATAGTCTGCACTATAATACATTCTATTCATTTTATCTCTTTCTATCGTTTCTCTTTCTCTTTTGTTTAAAAACCCTTCTAAAATTCCCATCTCTTTATACCATCCTTTTCTTCATTATTATTTTTTAATTCTATTAATTTATTATTACTGTCTTTTGTATTTTCTATATTTTTAACCATTTTATATAATTCACTCCAATCATTTACTCTTAAATCATTGTAGTCTTTATTCCAGTCATATTCTCCATAACAAATTCTATAATCAGCTAAACTATCCATACTTTCAATTGCTTCTAGTTTATCATCTATGAATATATTGCATTTACCTACACTTGATTTGTCGAAACTATCTAAAAATATTAACTCTACATTCGGAAAAGTTTCTTCTATCCATTTTTGAGTTATTGGTCTTCTTAACATGTCATGTTTTGTTGCTATTTTTACAATATTATCTTTAGATAATTCATTTATTACTTCAATAGCTTTATCAAATACAACTAATGTATCATCATAAAACTCTTCATGGTCAAATAACTTAAATAATTCACTCAATTCTTCTTTAGTTTTTATCATAGGGTAGAAGTTCCATGAATAGTTTTCTTGATATTTAATCTTTTTATCATTCAGTTTATTATGTAAATTTATTATTGATTTACAAGTATCTATTATTGTTGAATCCAAATCTATAATATAAGTATTTTTCATTTTTAATCTCCTTTTTTATTTTTATTAATTCGCTACTTTATAAGTATTATTATGTATTTTTAGCCATTCTTCTAATTTATCAAATTCAATTTCTTCTTTCTTATCCATTGTATCACTAAAATTCTTTACCTTTAGTTCTTCAAATCGCTTTATTTTCTTTTGTAAAATCCCTTCTTTCTTTGTTTTAAATTCTAATACCACTTTTTTATATCCTCCTTATATCGTTTAGTTCTATTAATTTATTTAAATGTGTTAAATTACTAAATTTTCTATTTCCTCCTTACAAGACTTATCTTACCATAATATTAATATGTTGTCAACTATTATTCTATTAATTTGTTTAAATGTATTTTCTAATATACAAAATTTACTTTTCAAACTTTTAAATATTTTGTAGTAAAATATTTAGGGTTCAAAATTCTATACCTTAAATGTAGTATTTGGCTACACGTAGAGTATCAATATCCTATACCTTGTGTAGGTGCAATAATATATAATAAGTTTTAAATAAAAGAAGAATAAGACTCTCTGTTCGTTTTAAAACTTCACAGAATTTATTCTTCTTGTTCTTTTTCTTTTGTTAAGGTTTCAAGTTCTTTTAATTGTTCTTCTGTTATAGTTCCATTGTTTAATTTTTTGGTCAATCCTCCTTTTTTACCATTCAATTGTCTATCGTTATTTTTATAACTTGCTTTTATAACTATCCATCCATCTTTTTCTAAACTATCTTTGCATTGTTTTAATCCTAATTCTAATTCTTGTTTATTTCCTTCTAGATTTAAATTACTCATAGTATATATATTAGGACATTCGCTTAATTTCTTATTTTTATCATTAGAGTGATATTTCTTCCCACAATTAGTATAATCTATTAATCCTAATTCCTTTAATTTATTTATGTATTCTTTTATATGTGACTGCCCTATATTTGTGTATCTTTCAATATATTCATAGCTTTGCCATGTTACTTGTGGTGTTGGGTCAGCTTGAATATTAAATATTTTTCCTGTTTTACTATTTCTACTTCTTTTCTTTGTTCTAGCTTTTAAATAAAAATATAATTTAATCAATGTATTTCTTAATCTTATATCATTAATTGTATTTAATATTTTTAATTCTAAGTTATGTATTTGAAAATATTCATTTGAAGACATCAATATTAATTGTTCAGTATCTATAACTACTACTTTATCTTTAAAATTTCCATCAAAATTAATTATTTTTATTTTTCTTAATTGATTTAATGTTATTTCAAAGCTCTTTCTAGATTTTTGATTTACTTGGTAACGACATTGTTCTATTAAATAATCTAAATTTACTTGATAAGTTCTTTTGAATGATGTATTTGAATATAACTCATGTAATATAATTATTACTTTATCATCTTTTAATAAGTTTAATATACTACCTTTTTCTGTTGTTGACTTACCTTCTTTTAGATAGAATAACTCATTTGTTATTTTACTATAAAAACTTTCATCCAAAACTCTCCCCTCCTTCCTTAATTTATATCCTACCATAATATTCTAATTGTTGCAATAGTGTTTCTATTAATTTATTAATATATAATGTTTACGAATATATTTTTGTGTAACACCACTTCTGTCAAAAACATTTTTATTATTAATTACTATAAACTTACTGTATTTTAAATTTATAATATTAGACATGAAAAAAGAAGTCATATTACTATAACTTCTCACATATAATTATATATAGGGTACAATGCCATTATAAGCTCCACACAGACGTTCTATTTTTAGGTGACTACTTTGACCTTTAATGTTATATAAGGTCAAATAGTGGCTTATTTTTGCATTTCTTTAAGTAAATTTGATGCAACACTATTATTATCTTCAACATCAACTACTATTTCTTCTTCTGATTCATTATCATCCCAACCTAGCAACCTATGTTCTACAGATCGCATATGTTTTTCATCTTTTGCTTCAGGTCTACCTTCAAAATTATTGAATCCTTTTTTATTTAGTTGTTTTGATATAGAATTACTGTTTGAAAATTCTCTTGTCATTGCATCCAATAAGAATCCAATTGGAGATATTACATCATTATTCTTTATATAATTATCTAATACTTTTATTTTTTCAATCAAATAAGCTACCGGATCAGTATCTCTATATTTTTCTTTAGTTATTTCCATAGCTGTATCAAATAAATTTTGAGTATCTTTGGAAGATAATTTTACATTATATTTTAATAAAGCATCTGAAACTTCTTTAAATGCTGATGGAATTTTATTTTTAAAATCATCGTCTGCTAAAAATTCAATATTTGTTTTTTTAGTAATATTAAATTGCAATAAAGTAATTATTCTACCACTTCTAATTGGTTTAAATACAACATCAATATCACTAATTTTATTAATTATATTTAAATTGGGTTTTATAATATTTCTATTTAATTCAGCAAAATTATCATACTTATTCTGTATAGCAAGCATAAATTTAAATTCATCAACAGTCATTTTATATATTCCAAGATAAGCTTTGCTTTTTAATATTTCATAAATTCTATATGCATATTTACTTCTAATATCTTGGGATAAATCAAAAAATAAAGCTACATATTTTCCTTTAAATATCAACAAATCTAATAAAATATCTATATTGAAAGTTATTGATATTACACCATTTTTCCCATCATAGTCACATGAAGAAACCCATCTTCTTTTACTTAATTTAGAATGTTCATCATAATAATAAAAACCTGCTTCGTATAAATCATCTACTTCTTTACTTAAATACTCATAAATACCCTTTCCAGCAATATCATATTCATCTTTGAATTCTGAAACAGATATTTCTATTAATCTAAATTGCATAGCACCCAATACTTTTGTGAGATTATTTGGTGTCATTCTTTTTTCAATATAAATTGGTTGCATCTTTTTACAAGCTAAAGCAATTATTCTTTGTTGCGTAAAAGATAATTCATAAGAAGTTGCTATAAGGCTTGGAGATTTATATGTGTATTTAGTATTATTAAGTGGTTTAAGTCCATCTATATCATCTAAAATAGAAAGTTGTTGATATCCCATGTATTCTTCACCTCAATAAATTTAATATAACATCTTATTTAAATAGAAACAATAACTTATTATTAAAATGTAGTCTTGTAGGGTTACTATATACCTTATGATAATTAAAATGTACTTTAGTAGGGTATTATATGGGTTTAAATTACAAAATTTCAATATTTATTATTAAATTTTGGTGATAAATAAGCATCTTCACCCTAGAAGATTACATTTTAATAATCATATACCCTACTGTAGTACATTTTTAACCCTATTATCATACATTTAAATCTAGCTATTAATATAAATATATTTGTTGTTGTGTTCACAACAACTTATTTTTTATTATAATACTGTGATGCCTTAAATAGCTTATAGTAACGTTGTTGAGTAATTAAATGTATTACAGTAGGGTGTAATATGTTTAATAGTAGGTCATAAAATGTATCTTACTAGGTTATAAAATGTAGTGAAGTAGGGTTAAAACTGATTCTATAACAAAAACAGGTGGATATTACTTTTAAATTATAATGTTCATACCCTAGAAAAGTACATTTTTAAGAATTAGAAGCAAAAACTAATATCATAATTTTTATTATACCCTACTTTCCTACATTTTAATTTTCGTAGAAGAAAAATGCTACCTATTCACCCTAGAAACCTACATTTTATCTATTTGTAAATATAACCCGTCTAAGACGTCCATAGACAATCTAAATTTAAAGACAACAACTATTATTATAAAACTTATATCTCTGTTCTTATGACCTGTTAGGCTATCAGAAATTAATTCCTTTATCGACATTATTATCTTTATGTTGAGTTGTTAATTCTTTTTGTAAAATATTTTTGATATATTTCCAAATAATCCTTGATGTTTATTCTCTAATTGTCTTTTTAATTCTTCAATCTCTTTCTCCTGTGCTTTAACCTTATTATTTTCAGCTTTTTCTCTCAGATTCTTAACTAAAGTTATATCTTCATCTATTTTTTGGCTGATATTATTAAAATTAGTTTGTGTATTTTTCTCTTGTTTATATAATTTTTGTGACACTTTTTTATTTTCTTCCTTGGTAATAGATAATTCTTTTTGAATTAAAATTAATTGTGTAGACTGCTCATTAGTTTTCTCTTTATATTCTTTTAAAAGCTCTTGATGGATTCCTCTTTGTTCTTGTAATTCTTGCTTAATATCTTTTTGATTATTAGATATTATATTTATAGTCTCGGTTAACTGAACATTAGTATTATACATTTTTTCTATCTTATTGTTCTGTTCTATCATAGCATTTGCAAATGTTTGAAATATATTTAATACTGATTGGTCTACCTTATTATTTGATTCTTTTCTAAGTAAGACTTCCTGTTTATTTTGAGTTAGAAATTTTCTTATTTCATTCATACTCATATTATTTACTTGTTCTAAATCTTTTATTTTTTTTAAATTTTCAATATCAGTATTATCAAATAATTGATACATTCCTACAGACGTTATATTTAAGAAATCATTTAGTTTTTCAAAATAATATGCAATTGTAGATTGTTCAATATTTAAAATATTTGCAACTTCATCTATAGTGTAGTATTTTTTATTTATATCTTCAAAATGAACATCAATTGATTTATCGTTCATAAATATAATCCTCCACATTATAAATACTAAAGGGAGTATTTCATCCCTTTAGTATTATCTTTTCTTTCTAAATAAATTCTTTTTCATAGCTTTCTTTACTAAATTAGCATTACCATCTGAAGCATTATTTTCATTAGTTTCTGAGGTATAATTATTATTCTCATTAGTTTCTTTATTAATTTTAAATGAACTATTATTATCTGACTTAGTATGAGTATTCCCGTTTTTCTTTCTATCTTTTATTTCATGTTGTATTAGTTTCATAGAGTTTATTGGTGGTTTACATCCGCTTATTAAGAATAAATTTTTATTTGCATTTACTCCATCGTAATCTTCTTCTCTAAATGAAAATTTTTGATAAAAATAATCTTTATTATATGTTTGATTTAAAAAAGACATACCTAAATATCCACATTCTATATAGTTGTTTTCGCTATTATCTTTTTGGATAAGTTTATTACTTTCAGTAACAATATTATCCTCTTTGTACATTTTAGCAAAAACACTATTTGCTTCAGATTTACTCATAGCAATATCTATACTTGTACAATCATTTGGAATATCATAAATATATAGACACCCCTTATCTCTTAATATATTGCCTAAATTACCATTATCAAATCTGATGCTATTATTTTCAGGAATATCAAATATTGAATCAAATAATTCAATGAAATTACTATTAATTATTGTATCTCTTTGAGATTCTGGTATATTTTTAGCTTTAATTATATTAGAACCATTATCAATAAACATTATTCCGTTAATACCTTTATTATCAATAATTTCGTCCCATGTTTCAAGTGCATTATTTAAAATAACATCTGGAGAATTCAAACTAGGTAATATAGCTATAACGTTTATAATTTTATTAAAACTTCCATCTTCATCTGATTTCAATTCTTCAATAGCTTCTAAAAGAACACTTAATATTGAACTGCCACTACCTCCACCTAGACTAGCAACTAAATATATTACTTCTTGTTGATATTTAGTTAGTATATCAATCATATTATATCCACTTTGATCTGCAAAAGCTTTTCCTAATTTTCTATTCCTACCAACGCCATTTAAAGTAGAAATACAATAATAATTATGGGTTTCTTCAGTAGAATTTGTAAGGCTTTTTATATCTCCTATACTTGTATTTATAAAAAATCCTTGATACATTCCGTCATAATCCATTAAATTATCAACTAATCTACCTCCAGCTCCCCCTAGTCCAACAAAAAGCATATCTCCTCTATTCATTATCATTTTCCTCCCCATATATATTTTCTGTATTTAAAATATTGTCTTTTAAATATTTAATTCCAAAATCCGTTATATAAAAACATTTTGCATTCCCATCTTTATAGCCTTCTTTTATATAATTCAAAGACATCATTTTCTTTTGTACTCTTGTGACGTATGTGTAGTAAGACAAATCTGAATCAGTATTTTGAATTATTTCTTTTATTTTAAATGATTCTAATGGTGTAGTTTTATCATTTACAAATAATACGTATAAAATCTCAATATCAAATTTATCAATTTCTATTGGTTTAATTGTTTTATCTTTATATTCTGATTCTGAAAGTATTTCAATATCATTATCCATAGCAAAAAACCTCCTTTTATAGATTCTATAATATTATATTATCATTTGTTATAAACTATTACAAGTTATTTTAGTTTATTGTTTTTAATTAGTATATTTACTAGTTGCTAATAAATAATAATATATAATCAGAAACTATAATAGTATCTTATAATTACGATATAACTATTAGTATTTATAAGAATTACTAATAGTTACTACTGAATACTAATAAAGTCTACTAGTTTGTAATATTTAACATATACATATAAGGAATTATTAAAATTCCAATAAAATCACCTCTTTAGTTGGTTTTTTACTAGTTTTAACTAAAAAATAGGTAATATTGTATGATAAATACCTATTTATTAAATACTTATCATACAATATTTCAATACCTCATCTCTATCATATCCTAGCCAATCTAATAATTCTAATCTATCAATATTCCTACAAAAATCAAGTACGTCATCTTTATACCAAATATCTATATCAACTACCTTACATTTCTTTATTAAAGCTATACTATCCTTATTAAAGCTTGAAGTAGTAATAAATATAGCTCTATTAACACTATCGACAACGCAAGCACTTATCAATTTATGAATAAAGTTAGTTGAAATCTTATTACCTTCAGCGTAATGTTTACATTCAACATACATTATTCCATCTTTATCTTTAATTATAATATCTTTTCCTCCATCTCGGGTACGAGGAGTTACTTTTGCATTTAAACCACCTAAATTGAACATATGACAACAAAAACTCTCAAATTGAAATCCATCAAGTTTATCTATTGCATCAGATATAAGTTTTAATTGTCTGTTTATACTATATTTAACTACATCATGACTATCTTTATAGTTGCCACGTATAATCCACTCTGAAGCAATCCAACATACTAATATAAATACACTTATAATTCCTAAAATTAAATACATAAAAATTACCTCCTTTTAATCACATTTTAAAAATATCTGAATATAAATATAGTATGAACAAAAACGACAGGAGATATTCAATGATGAATAAAGTTTTGTATGGTTGTATATATGGTTTTATAGGTACTGAATCAGTTATAGTTGTTTCTAAGTTTTATACTATATTTAAAAATGATGCAATGGTTTATATTGGTGGAATTCCAATTGTTCCTTATTGGTTAGTAATTGAAGGTTCTATGATTGTAATTGCACCATTGCTTTTTAAATTAATAACTAACACTTATAAGAATGGTAGAGTAGTTGATAATAGTGAATTAGCAAATTTAATAAAGAAATTGAATAATAAAAAGAAGGAGATAACTAATGGAATTAAGTAGTATATATACTGAATACCAAATTAAAAAAGGTATAAAAAATAAATGGAAAATATTAATGGAACGTACAAACAATGTTGATATAACTAAAGATGTTGCAAAAAATAAAGGAGTTAGTGACTTTAATAAAAAGGCTAATTATTACGTATTAGAAGATATTTTTATAAAACATTATGGCTTTGATGTAATTATAGTGCTACCTTATGGAAAAAGCTTAAATGATTTTAGAAAACTATTACCAGCTATAAGTGTTATTTATAGGGGAGAAGTAATAGCAGAATATAGTTCTACAAAATCTAGTATTTATATGAGATACCATCTTGAAGGATTGGATATTAGTGAAATGAATGATATAAAATTTAAATGGTATCAAATGTTTAGTGATTCTAAGCAAAGAAATTATAATGGAGAAACCTTTTCGCTAGGAGAATCTGAAAAAATATATCATCCTACCCAAATAGATAAAAAGAATAACAAAATATTAATAGGTTATAGATTTAAAGTTTCTATTCCTAATGGACTTAGTTACGATTTGTTAGAAGGGAGCATAGTAGATTTGAATAAGGTATTTGGAATCTGTTCTTTGCATTTTAATGATACTGGAAATCAAACTACTATAGAAATAATGATAACTAAATTACCTGATAAAGAAAAATTTGAACCTATTAAAGTAAAACCTTATGAATTATATTGTGGTATGACTCATTATTATAAGCCTATAATTTTAGACTTCTCTATATCTCCTAATGCTATTTGGGGAGGACAAGCAGGAAGTGGAAAGACAGTTTCTATGATAATGTCTGTTTTGAACTTAGTATTGCATAATGATGAAAAATCAGTTCAGCTATTTGTAACTATGCTGAGTTCAAAACAAGACCTTAAAGTTTTTAAAAAGATAAAACAATGTAAATATTATGCTAATACTTATCAAGATGCATTAAAAGAATTGTTATTCTTAAGCAATGAAGTTACAAGGAGAAATAAACTGTTTGATAACGCAGATGAGTACGGTGGAATAGTTAATATATATGAATATAATGATAGATTCCCAAGTAAAAAACTTCCACTAATTTATTTTTGTATAGATGAAATAGCGTCCTTTTCAGTAAACGGAACAGAAAATGATAAAAATGAAAAGAGAATGAAAGAATTATCAAGTAGTATAATGTGGCAAATTAATAGAGAAGGACGTAGTGCTGGTGTATATTGTTTACTTGCAACTCAGCGTGGAAGTGTAGCAAATCTGTCACCTGAAATTAAGAGTAATCTTGGAAATCAAATATGTTTTCATTTTTCTAATATACCTTCAGCAATGACTATACTAGGTGATGGAGAACTAGCTACTCTAGCAATAAGACAAAAACCACAAAGGGAATTTATTTGTGTTGCAGATCAAGTATATAATGGTAAGACACTTTATTTAACTACAGAAATGATGATAAAATTTTTAAAGCCATTAATAAATATAAACAAAGAATTTATGACATTAGATAATAAAGGAAATATAGTTCAAAAAAATCAAGAAAAACTACAAGAAATCAATGAAAATGAACAAAAAACAGAAGAAAAAGATAAAAAAGTTATTGATTTTACTAAAAAACCTGATAAATCTGAAAAAAGATGGTCTAAGTTTAAGAAACAAAGGAGTGAATAATAATGATTAGGTATACTCAAAAGATTAGAAATATACTTAATTTTATAGAAACATATGGATTTATTACTACTAGGATTTGTGCCAATTTATTTTATAAAGAAGATAAATGTAAATTAGATGTAGCAAGAAGAGTTCTTAATAGATTAGTTGATAATAAAGATATTGTAGCTAATAAAAATAGCTATGGTAGAGAGTTGATTTATCAATTCAAAAAGAATACAGTATCAGATCATAAATATTATTTATTAAATCTTTATGCAGAAATAAACAATATAGTAACTCAGATAGATTATTTTAAATTAGAAGAGACATGGTCTTTATCTAAAAGAAGAAGTGATGCACATATAATTTTTCACAATAATGTAAATGGAAAACTTGATTTTAATTCTTATTTAATAGAGTTTGATAAATATCATAAAACTAATCCAACTGAAAAATATAATTCAATTTATGATACAGAAGAAGTTCAAGAATGGTATAAGGAAAATCAAGACGAAGAAGATTACTTTCCAGATGTAATTATTATAAATTATAATGGACAATGTATCAAAAGTGATAGAGCTGAATACAAGATAATAGGACTTGATTATAATTTTACTGATTTACTACAAAAGATAGTATTGCCATGAGTTAAATGGGACTATGAATGTTTGTTGTAGTCCCAGTACATATATTTATATATGAATAATTAATTGAGAAAGGAGAACAAACTAATGACAACTGTAACTTTTAAACAATTTAAATCTGATTTTGAAAAGTATTATAAAGAAAAACTTATAGTAATAAAAACAGAAGATGAGATGGAAATTACTATGAGCGATTTATATGATACCGACAATTACGAATTTGATTGGGAAAATAACATTATAGAAATATATTAAAAATAATTTAAATTACAAAAGGAGAGAAAGAAATGAAAAAACAAAGTATATTTAAGAAAAGTATTAAACAATCATTAATATTTAGTGGTATATTAGGATTCTTAGCAATTAATGTTCTTATGTTATATAACTCTATGGACAATATATTTGAAAGAATGGCAGTTGCTATATTAGGAGTGGGTTTATTAATACCAATGATACCTATTATAGTTGTATTTTTGTTCAATATTGTTCTTGGTAGTCTTAAACTAATAGGATTGGATTCTAATGGTACTTGTAATGAGTTTAATACAAATATATCTAAGTCAATCTCAAAGCCTAATACAGTAGCAGACAAGCATGAACTTAAGGTTGTGACTACTGATGGTTATATGGAGTTTAATAATATACTTAAAGCTAGTGTAAAAAACAAACTAATGAATAGAGATTGTATATTAAGACTTAAATACGAATTAAACTATAGACTTGGTGTTCATATAGAAGTTTATAAGAATTTTGAATTTAAGAATGATATGCATTACATTTATACTTTGAGTAAAAGCTCTGTATTAACTAAAGACGATTATTTGTATTTAACAAACTTCATAAGTAATAATTTGATTTTACCAAAAGAAGCTTAGTTTTTCTTTGGTCTAGCAGATATTACTTCAAGTAGGTGAGAAATAGATTATTGTATTTGATTTTTGGATTATCCACTAGCATTTATATTCTATTCTTCTCCTTACTTTTATCCTACATATAGTTAGTTTGAGGATTATGTTTAATATATCAGTTAAACTAGTCCTTTTATTTTGTACTTATTTATAATATGTTTTAGTAGTCTATTTCAATTGTATTTTTATTTGTAGTATTATATATCATTGACTCATTGACTATTGAAGGGTTTAAAACCAGTCATAGCCGACTTGAATTTATTCAATAAGATAATAAAAGTAATAGGGGGAGAGAGAATAGAAGTAATAAGACCGAAAAACGGAATCATTCACCTAAGGAATTGAATTGCGACTTGCGTTCTATATTCTATTTGAGATTGTATACATTAATAGTATTAACCATTAGATAAATTTCTATACATTAAATATTATTAATTTGTAAATTATTTTTAAGGACTGGCATATAATATATAAAATGATTGATTTGAGGTATAAATTATGAGTGATGAGGAAGATTATAAATTAGTAGTTAACACAAGTTTTATTTTAGATAATGATGTAGAGCTGACTATTGTTTTTTGCAAAGTAAAAGTGTAACATTATGCAATACAACTAATTGGAATTATCATCTTTGCATTTGCAGGTTAAGAAATGGATTGTGGCATATTTATTAAGAGCTCAAGGAGAAAGAATGCTTATACTCCGTGGTTTCACTCTTAACCTAATAATACATATGCCAGACGGTAATTAAGAACCTTCAAAATATTCTATAACTATTGGAAATATCTTAATAGAAAAATCATTGCGTTTTGTTACACTTTGCTATTGCACTATACACTATTAAGAATATAAACATTGATACATTAAATAAACTAAATAAGGATAGTATAATCAATCTAATAATGTTCAAATGGTATATGTATACTATCTATGATGTAGTGGATTGTTTAGGAGAAAAATATGTTATTGTAGGCAAGACTAAAAAGAAAATAGAATTGGTTAGATATAATATTAAGAAAGAAACAAGACAAATGCAAAATGTAGAATAGATATATGGTTTTTAATACTTTATTACTTGAAGTAGTTAAAGGGTTTTTAATAACTTGTTATATTATTTATTCTACATTTATATAAGGCTAGGGTAGTATGTAGGTACTTATATTTTAGATTTAAAAAGTACGCCCCCTCCCTATGCTTCTATTATTGCAAATTCTATTTACCATAATTTACATCTATAAATAATTAGTAGTTTAGTATATAATTCAGTTGTGTAAAGTTTTTTGATTATTTATTAATCTTTATTTTTAATAAATTTAATCTTTTACCCTTATAGTAAGATTGTCTGTAAAAGGACAGTCTTATTTTTATGTTTATTTTTAACTGTTGATATTTTATAGTTATTATTGATTGTACAAGCTCCATGTGTAGATTTTTAATAGGGTATTTTAGTTTTTAGGTAAATAGTAGTTGTGTGATAGGAGAGTAGTATTAGAATTGATGTGAAAGTTGTTATATTTAATTTTTAGAATTTAGTATTTTTAGTTTGGAATTATAATTCACGATATCAACATTTAAATAAATTAATAGAATCAAGTTGACAATCATTATTAAAAGTTATAATATAGGAGTTGGACAAGTGTTTCTATTTGTTCAAAAGGGTTTACAGTGAAACAAATTAATAGAAGAAAGAGAGTGGTTTTATGGGAAACAAATTAGAAAAGGACAAGCTAGAAAGAATGGGTATGAGTAAAATAATGAGATGCTGTGAAAAGGAGGCTACAATAATTGAATATAATTCAGCTATTGATATAGTAGTTATGTTCAAGGAAACAGGAGAATTAAAAAACACGACTTATGGATGTTTTAAAAATGGATCAATAAAAAGTCACTTTTCACCAACAGTTTATGAAGTAGGAATAGTTGGACTAGAGAAAACTAAAAATGGGAATGATGTTTTTTATAATAGTTATACCATTTGGCATGGTATGATAGAACGTTGTTATAGTAAAAAATATAAAGATAAACATTTGACATATAAAAATGTAACTTGTTGTGATGAATGGTTATGTTATAAAAACTTTAAAGAGTGGTATAATGATAATCATTACGAAGTAGAAGGACAAAGAATGGCTCTAGATAAAGATATTTTGGTTAAGGGTAATAAAATATACAGTCCAGAAACTTGTGTTTTTGTACCACAAAGAATAAATGTATTATTTACTAAATGTAATAGGACAAGAGGAATATATCCAATAGGAGTTAATTATTTTAAAATAGAAAACAAGTATAGAGCACAATGTAATTGTGATAAAAAAGGAAATATAACAATAGGTTTGTTTAATAATACTGATGATGCTTTTTATAAAGGTTACAAACCATTTAAAGAAAAATATATAAAAGAAATTGCTGATGAATACAAAGATAAGATACCAAATAAGTTATTTAATGCTATGTACAATTGGAAAGTGGAAATTACTGATTAAAATACATATTTAATAAATTAATGCAAATAGGCATTGCGAATAAAGCCTTTCGTAATGCCTATTTTTTGAGTGGATTAAAATAGGTGTTAGAGTAGTAATACCAATGGTTTAAAGATGTTTATATAGCGTAGAATAGTAGTGGTTAATCGGTGTTACATAGTACGTATCGTTCAATAGGTTAGTGTCACTAGGTTTGAGGGTTATTAGGTTTAATTATTTGGTAATTATAGTTTATTTATTTTATGTCAGACGTTGGTATTACTGGGGTTGACGATCACTCTTACGATGTTAATGTTCGTGTTTTTAGCCTTCGTTACCAAAATTGTCCATATAGACGAGTACAACACATCAGCGTTCAATCTCTGAACATGACTTACCAAAATATGTATTATACGCCCCCATCCAAGCAATACGCTCATTCCAATTCCATCCAATTGAACCAACAAACATAAATATACCATTTTTTACACCATCAAACCTATGAAACCAAGTCATACCAACGGTTTCAGCTTAACAGTGTGAAATACATATTTCATATATAAACATATCCTAATAATTGGTAACTAATTTACTGCTTTTATGAGTTGCAGATACTTTAATATTATCCAATTAGCATCTTAAAATCAATTTCATATCAACTTATATTGGATTACTGAAAACTGGTGACATTTTCAAAACACGAACACTTTTTGTATATAGTTGTTTATTTTTCGTTTTAAAGTTTAAAAGCTACTGCAATGTGTTCTATCTGTACTATATCAAGTAGTACACTATTATCAATACATAAATATAACTATAATAGCACATAGTTTTAATAACTACATGATGTTAATATACATATAATAACATCCTAAATATAAGCAAATAAAATAGAGTAGTATGTTTCAACTACTCTCATATAATATTATATTAATTTATTATGTATTAACCTTGATATGCTTGTCTAACTTCAATGGCTTTTTCAATTGTATCATAATGTCCTAAATAAATATGCTTACCATTAATTTGAAATTCAACTTTCCATCTGTCTTTATTATTTCCACTTCCTTTAAATACACCTTTGACACCATGCTCATTGCCTTTCTTTCTAGGTGTATATTGTTTAACTTCATATTCTCCATGTTCATCAATTCCATACTGTGTACCATACTGTGTATATAGATGACGTTGAGGTGCAAACTCTTTCATATAATAAACCTCAGCTTTTAATCTTTCTTTTATTGCATCTTCTTTATTATTATATTCACCTAATGATATTACTTTACTTTTAACAGTTATATTTGCTTGCCAAGTATCTCTCTGTTTAATATAGCATATTCCTATTATTCCAGTAGTATTTGTTTTAGATAAACTATTATTCATTCCATTTTCTTGTGGTGTACAGATTCTAAGATTTCCCTTTCTATTATCTAAAGGATTATGGTTAATATGATCAACAACTAGATTATCATCATTACAATTCATTAGTAATCTATGTAGCCAAGTATTTCCAGAATGCACATGTAAATTAACTTCACAATTCCATTTATATTCTTTTAATTTATCAACATCTTCAATATCAATAATTGCTCTAGCTTTTTCATAACACTTAGTATCATACATTACTATCTCTGCATAATCTTCATACAATACTATTTCATTAGAATCATAATGACTTCTATTAGGATTAGAATCAGTTATTTTACCATTATATCTAAGCTGATTAATATGCCTCATACAATATCCATTAGCACGAGAAAATTTTTCACATCCTTCAACTTTACATTTTGGAGTATCTTTTTTAAGTTCACCATTGTAAAGTAACTTTTGATAGCAACCACTACAATATCCACGAGCATGAATAACTTTCTCCTTTCCGCAGTTTTTACAAATTTGTTTTTCTTTCATAATTTATCAATTCCTTTCTTATTTATATTAATTTATTGTCAAATTAATTTTATCATATTTAGAATTAGTTTGCAATGATTTTGTTAATTTATTAAAGATATGATAAAATACTATTATAACCAACTAAACAACCTCATACAAAACCAAACAATCAACACATCCAATTGCATTACTACTATTAATAAGACTCAACACAGTGTCAATATGAAGCACAACATATGAATAACTAACAATGCCATAAACATATAACAGATATACTAAATCATCTTATACAATAGATATAACAACTCAATAACTGGAATGAATACGTCAATACATCTTATATAAGCAACTAATAATAACAATGCAATTACACTAGCATATAGATACAACAATATACAGACTCTAAGAACGTCATTGTATTGGATATAATAGAGTACATATACTTATAATAATTTTATTTACTTATATTAATTTATTGACTTTACATAAGAATAAGAGTATAATTAAAGATGTGGTAAGGGATTACAACTTTACCAAATAAATATAAGTGGGTGGTAAAATGTGATAAAAAGAATGGAGAGAAGGAAACAACAAAGGAACGACAAAAGAGGTTCAATACTTTTCATATTAGCAATTATAAATACGTTGATTGGAGTCATAACATTTATAATTAATAATATATTCAAAAAGTAATAAACCTCAAACCTTTTGGGAATCACTTAAAAAGTGGTTTCCACTCTTAAAATTCTTTGATATCATTATAATATATAAATATAAACTAATCAATAGTTAATAATATCTATTTAATAAAGGAGGTATAAAGAATATGAATAAAGATACTAAGCAGAATATAACAATAATCTTAATAGTAATAAGTATAATATTATCAATCATAAATTTAATATACAAATAGGGTTGCTTTATGCAATCCAGTACATAATTGATAATAAAATCATCTAATAGAAATATTAACAAATTAACACAAATACTTCTTGACTTTAATATGCAACAAGTGTAATATAAGAGATAAGAAGTACATGAACAAATTAATAGAACGAAAGGAAGTTATAATTATGAAAACTAAACAATAATATGTAAGTGAAATAGAAAAAGAATGTATTGAAGCAAGAATTGAATTCTCTGACATTATAAAAAATCAATTTGAAGGTGAATGGTTTGAATATGTAATTAACGGAATTAAAGATGGTGGAAAAATATCTCAAGAGATTTTTGAAAGTTTAGACGAATTACAAAAGTACTATCTAAATAAACATTTTATGTTACAAGGAGTTAATATAATAGAAGAAAATAAAGTTGAAGAAGAAACTGTAGAAGAAATTAAAATTGAAGTTGTTAAATATAATAAAGGAATGTATGTTTAAACCGTTGAAGGAAAAGAAGTTGAAATAGAAAATATGATTTTTGGAATATATGAGAATACTGAAGATACATATGAAAAACAAAATAAATGGTTTATAATAGATTTGAAATCAGGAATTTCAATTGCTCATGGATCAACTGAAGAAGAAGCGTTAAATGATGCAAAATTAAATATGGTTATGTTTAAAGAGAAACAACTAGAAGATTCCTATAAAGAAATGATTGAAAAATTTGAGCTATTAAAAGTAAGTTAAATATAATATTATCAAGTTAAACAAACTAAAAACAAAATAAATTAATAGGAGTGATTTTAAAATGAATAAGTATTCAGTATTAAAGGAACAACATCAAAAGGAAATAAACGACTTTCCACTAATGTTTGCATTCAGTAACAAACAATTTGCTGAGGGTATGGAAAAGTTAGGATTAAAAGAAAATGACACCGATAAAATAATTTCTATAGGTGCTGGTGGATATATGAAAAAATCAGACGAAAAAGCTTTTGATGATATATTAGCAAGACACGAGGTAGAAAGAAAAGAAGAAGTAAACAACGATACAGACGGAACTGGCTATATATTAGATATGTTTAGTTATGAGTTGTCAAACCATGAATATTGTTATACTGGAGATATTAGCGACACTTTAGAGTGTTTGGGATATACTAGAGAAGAAATAAACCAAGATGCAAAACTGTTAAAAGGATTGAATTTAGCTATTAATAAATGTAAATATGAAGATTAAAAATAAAAAAATAATATTAATAAAAAATTATTACAATCTGAAATGATTGTTTAATATAGATAGAGTATAATACAATCCACAAACAAGTGGTTAATATAGATAAAGACTAGCTTTTTAAAAATAATTAGAAAGTTAGTCTTAAAGTGCATTAATGAATAATATTGAAAGGTGGCTTGATAAGATGCTGAGATATTGAATAAATTAATAGAGAATAAAACTTAATCAAAAATCAAAAGTAAAGGAATGATTAATTATGACAAATAATTATTATTGTTATAATCCAGTAAAGAAAGACTTCATTTGCAACATGGGACAAGTATATATTGATACTGGAAAACATTATACAACTAATAAAGAATTTTGGATATTTGAAAGAGGTGATAAGCTTGATAGTATTTTAAAGAAGTGGAGAATATTCCAAAACATGAGATTTGAACAAAATTAAAAAATACAAAATAAGAGAGGAATTAAAAACTATATGAGAATGAAAGAAAATGATACTTACATAAGAATTGACAATAAATATATAAGAGATGTTGAATACATATTATCCAGTGAGCAATTAACTATATTAGCATTAATGACTATGAATTTAAGTTGTAAAGGAGGTTGTATATTCTCTATTACATGGTTATTAGATACTTTAAATCACGCTAGAAGTAACAATAGAAAAATAAAAGATATCAAAGCTATATTGCAACAGTTTATAAATGATAAAACTATTAAAGTATATGATACGGTATTGAATGAGGATAATATAATAACAGATATAACAAATGTAGATAGAAATGATTTATTATATTGCTATGTGGAAGAACCTGAAAATTTCACATTAATATATGATAGGGAATTTTTAGAATTAATAAATATAGCTCATATAAATAGACTAGATACATATTCATTAATAAACTTTATTGTATACATATATTCATTTATAGATAACAATGAACAAGACGAAGATTATAAGTTATGTTATCCATCTTACAATAAGATAAATGAGGATATTGGATTGAGTGAATCAACAATTACAAAATATATTGATATCCTTCAAGAAAATAAAATAATAGAATGTGATTATGCAGGATATAAAGAAACTACAAAAGGAAGAATAAGAAATAGTAAAATGTTTTATTGTAGATATCAAGATAAAGAATTATTAATCACTAGAATAAATAACTATAGAGAGAAAGAAGGATTTATAAAACAAAATAAATTAAGTAAAAATAAATCAAATATGAAAAGAAGCTTAAAACAAATGATAAATAAATTAAATGACAAAATAGATAAAAACACTATTACTGATGTAGAACAAATAAGACTTGATTTGCTACAAGAAGAATATAAGAAAATAGAAGAACAACAAAAAGAAGAAAGAGAGAAAAAAGAAAAACCCGTTAAATAGCTTTTTGCTATTTGTAGATTCTCTCTTGACCTTAGTCTATCTGGCTTGTTAGTCTATCTGTTTAATTAATTTATCTTGATAGTTAGTCTATATTGATACACTTCAATCGTGCTTAATATTTGAACATGTACATAGTCAATAGTGGTCAACACCAACGCACATTTACTTTAAAAGTGGTCAAGCTCATACAACTTTTTTTAAAAAGGTGCGTTGGTGACATACAGTAAAATTTAAAAAAGTGCGTGAGCATATGCAAATGAATTTAGAGTTGAAATAAATTAAAATAATTTTGAATAAGAGAGGAAGATATAATAATGGAATTAAGAGAATATCAACAAGAAAGTATTAATAAAATAAAAGAATTAAAGATAGGTGATAAGGGTATAATATCTTTACCAACTGGAACTGGAAAAACTATTGTAATGAGTGGTCTTGTTAAGGAGGAAGCAACAGAAAGAATATTGATAGTTGTTATGAGTACAGAGTTAAGAGAGCAGACAATTGATAAACTAAAATTTGTATGCGGAGAAAATGTTGATGTTGGAAGTATACAAGGAAAATTAAATGAGTGTGATAATAATATTATTGTAGCAACAAGACAAAGTTTAACCCATGTAAGAAGTAGTAGATTGAAGGATATAACTGTTAGTGGTGATTTTAAATATATTATATTCGATGAATGTCATGTAGCAGTTGAACAAATTAAAAAAATAATTGATGCTATAGGACAAAATTCTATTGTTATTGGAGTAACTGCAACTCCTTATAATCCAAAAATGGTAGAAATATTTGATAATATAATATATGAAATGACTTTATTAAAAGCTATCAAAAGTGGTTACTTAGTTGAACCAAAAGCAAAGAAAGTATATAGTAATACTGATATATCAAATGTTAAAACTATTGGAGGAGAATTCATTCAAAAACATTTAGAAGAAGCTATTAATAATGATGATAGAAATAATATAATAGTAAAATCTTATTTAGATTATGCACAAGATAGAAAGCACACGATAATATTTGCAAGTGGAATAAATCATGCTAATGCAATAACGCAATGTTTTCAAGATAACGGAATAGATGCAAGATCAATTGATAGTACAATAGATTCAACAGAACGCAAAAACACTTTAGAAGATTTTAAAAAAGGAAAATTCAAAATATTAGTAAATGTTAGTATATTAACAACGGGTTTTGACTTTCCTGCTTTAGATTGCGTTATAATGGCACGTAGCACTAAGTCTAGAATTTTATATATGCAATGTTTAGGAAGAGTTTTAAGGTTATCAGAAGGGAAAGAAAATGCACTTATAATTGATATAGGTGATATAACAAAAAAGTTTTCATTGGTTAATATAGATAGTATTTTTAATATAACTTTTAAAGATGATGAAACTTTATCAGAAGCTGAGGAAAGAATAAGAAAAGCAGACGAAGACGAAAAGGAATTATTAAGATTAGAACAAGAAGAGAGAGAAAAACAAAAGATTGAACAATTAAGACTTGAAGCTGAAGAAATAGATTTGTTTAACTCCAATATTAGTAATATATATGAATATTCCAGCCTTGATTGGTTTGAATGGTATTATAATAAAAACATATATTATATATTGAGTTTAAATGATAAATTAGATATAGTATTAACTAAAGTTGATGATGAATTTATTACATATAAATATGAAGATAAGCAATTAATAGAGCATGAAAGAAATGAAAATCTAAAAGAAATAGTAGATAACATTGATAATATGGCTTATACATATGGAAGTAGTTTTATAGATAAGAATGCTAAATGGAAGAAAGACAAGCCAACAGAGAAGCAAATAGCATGTATTAAAGGGAACTGGAAAGTATATACTAAATTTGATTGTCACAAATATTTTAAGAGTAAATCACTATATTTTGCATTTAAAAATCTAGCTAATTAAAAGGAATTGAGGATATAGAAATATATCCTTTTCTTTATAATTGGAACTAATGTACCTATATTTAAATGTAAAAAATAACCATATAAAAACCACCTTTTAACAGAATATTATTATATTAATTTATTTAAAAGTTCTTGACTTAGGATAGAATAAGAGTATAATAATAAGTATAGAAGGTAGTTAATACATAACGAAACAAATTAATATATAAAGGTGGTTGTTAATATGAAAATAACATGTATGGAATTGGTAAAAGACTACATAATACAAGAAACTGAAAAAGCTTATGGATTAGATAATGGATATAATAGTAAAATAACAGTATATGGATCAATGCAAGACAATATTAAATGGATTCCAAAATCATTAGTTCAAAATATAGATAATAAATTATATGTTTCATATATCACTATTCAAAATAATGGATTATGGGATTGGGTAAATAAGAATAGTAAAATAACATTAGATAACGGCAAGAAAAGAGCTTCAGGAAACGAATTAGTATTAAAGAGGTTAAATGCAGAATTAAAAGATAACAATAACTTAACTTTAATAGTTTGGGATAACAAACAATTCAACAGCTATAGTATAGATAGATTTGAAAGCTATAAACAAGAAGGAAGTAAATTTAATAAAGAATTTAACAACTTTGAAGATAACGGAATGGTAGCAGTATTAAAAATTGAAAATAATCAAATAGTTGAAAGTTTAATACAAAATCAAAATATATTAAATGCAAAACAAATTGAATTATTAAACTTAGTAATTGAAACATTAGCATAATTACAAGGTGGATTATTCCACCTTATTATAATATAATCAAGAAATGAGGTGGTTAATATTAATATTAATGATTTAGAGTTATTCAAGATATATTTAAAGATAGACATACAAAGATTATATACAGATAGTGTTACAAATAAAGATCATGAATTGATTGATAACTATATTGATACTTTATCTAAAGAAGAATCAGAAATATTCAGACAATTATATCATGATTGCAAATATAATCGTAAAAAGTGCAATATAACTCATAATTCAATAAAACTAACGTTAAAATTATATAATGATACTGGCGAAAAGACTTTTCCTTTTATAAATAAAATAGCTTGTAAAGGATGGAGTATAGGAGAAGGGACATTTTCATTCTCATTATATTTACTTAATAATGAATTTAGTAAAGAAATTTTTAGTTGGCATAGAGTTAGTGATTGTTTATTAAAAAGATATAAGATTAATACACAACCTGTATATGGATCAATAGGGCATATAGAAATAATTTTAACAGATGACAAGGAGGTGACAGAGGATGTGTAAAGCAGATGCAGACAATTGTATATTAGCATTAAGAAACTGTATAGAAGAGTATGAGAGATTAGAACAAACAAGTAAAGAACAATATCAAAAGAATGAATTTAAAACTATGAGAAAATCAATGGAACAAACTCTTAAGAATTTAGAAAATGAATTTGGAGAATAATATAATTGTAGAACTCTATAAATTAGAGTTCTTTTTTATAATCTAAATATAATTGACAATAACAATCAATACCACTTAAAACAACTCTTTTAAGGTGAAAATTAATTAATATTTCTATTAATTTATTAACTTTTTCTTGAAATAGTACAAGCTATGTGATAATATAAGGTTGTGAAACAAATTAATAGAAGAAAGAAGGATTTAAAATGAAAAATGAAAAAATATCACAAATAGGGTTTTCAGATGAATTTACATACTGTAATATACCTATTAAATATGAGGTCACAGAAGATAAGAAACTGCAATTATATGTTGAAGATTGTGCAAAGTCTTTAGGAATTACACAAACTAAAAATACACAAAATGGTGATTCTATAACAATAAGATGGGAAAGAGTTTATAGTGATTTAGTAGGTATAGACAGAATCCCCAATAGTGGGGATTTTAAAAAACTTGATAATGACACCAAAAAAGAGATAAGAAATAAATTAAAACAAATGACTATTTCTGAATCTGAATTGTACTTGTGGAGTTTTAGAGTTGATGGAGAACAAGGAAAGAAATTCAGAGAATGGTTGGCTACAGTTGTATTACCTTGTTTAAGAGAATATGGTATATACATAACTAACATGGAGAATATGTCAGCATCAGAAATTGAAATTGCAGTAAAGGAAAGAACCGAGGCGTATATATTAAGAAAGCATGGTATAAACATTAGAAAGTCATTAACAGATACTATTAAGAAGTATATTAATCCAGCACCATATGAAAGCGATAGATACTATGGAGGGTTTACGAATATAGTCTATAATGTATTGTTTGGATTGGATTGTAAACCATATAAAATTTTAATTGGAGCAGAAGAAAAGGACAACCTTAGAGATTATTTAAAAGATAAAGATATGTCAACAGAACTTAACCATATATCCAAAGCAGAAGATTTTATGTGTAATTTAATTATGTCAGGTGTGAAGGATGAAAAGCAACTAAAAACATTTTTAACTAATTGGTATAGCAATGTAATATAATAAATTAAGGACTCTAGAAATAGGGTTCTTTTTATGATTTAAAATATATTTACTATTTCTTTTAATTTATTTAGAAAAACGCTTGACTAAATCTAAGTCATGACTTATACTAAATATAACAAGTAAAACAAATTAATAATAAATAAAAGGGCGGTTGATTTAAATGGCAGTAGTGGTATACACGGACAGAACAGTTAAGGAAGTTAAGTCTGAGGAATTACAAAAGATGTTAAAAGACCAAGTTGCTAAAGCTAAAATATTCTCATGGTTATATGTTAAATAAACTTTAGTAACTTACATACATAATAGATTAATAAAATTAAAGGAGTCGATTAAAATGAAAAATGTAAAAGAATTAAATTTAATAATAGGTGAAAAATATACAGTATTAAAAACAGATGAATTAGTTCCACTTAGAATATGTGGCATCTTAAAAGGATATCATTTTGATAAATGGGCACAATATGAAAACTGTTTATATATCTACATACAAAGACCAAGAGTAAAAAGAGTTGACGAAATAATAATATCAATAGAAAAGTGTTTTATATTTAAAGGTGATTTTAAAGAAATACACAGGAAAGAAGTTATAAAAGATACTAAAACAATTACTCATTCATTACTTCATAGATGGACATATAATGATTTAAAGGATGATAAAACATTAGTATATTATCATGATTTTAAAGAAGAATTTAATGTTAATGATAATTTTGATTGTTTCATTGATGTTACAGCCGATTATTTAATCAATAACAATATCAAAGGTTATGAAGCTGGAATCAATGAAAACTATATAAGCTATATTAAATCATTGCTAGTAAAATACAATGTAAATACATTAAAAGAGTATGTAAAAAATGAGGGTTATGTATCATTGATAAATAACATTAATAAAGCGGTTGAATATAAATTGTATTAATAAATAATAATAGGGGCTGAAAAGCTCTTTTTATTTACAATAATACTCAATACCATTATAATTATATTCAGCATATAGAAGCTATATAAGAACGTTTAAGGAGGGTTAAACAATGGAAGGTATAAAAACATCTAAGGCACAATTACAAGCTGTTAAGACATGGGAAGACAAGAACAAAGATAAAGTTACTTATACTAAAAGTAAATCATCATGTAAAAGTTTTATTAAGAATAAAGCAACGTTTGAAGATATAGAAGATATCGAGAAATTAATAAAAGAAGTCAAAGCAAGTAAATATAATAATCTTTAAGTAATAAAAAATATATTAAATAATCCTATTAATTTATTAAAAAGTTATTGACAGATATATAAGTCATGACTTATAATAGATACATAGAGAACAAGTAAACAAATTAAATAAATGAAGCGAGGTAATGTAAAATGTGTAAAGTAGTATTAAATAGTGAATTAAACGGTGTAGAAATGTATTTTGAAGGAAAGCCAGTACAAACAGTTATAGATAGTTTAAAAGATTTAAAATTCAGATGGAATAAAATTAAGAAATGTTGGTATGCTAAACAATCAATAGAAACAATTGCAGAAGCTCAAAAATATTCAGATAGTGAAATACATACAGAAGAAGTTAAAACAGTTAAACAAAATAAAACAAATAAAATTGATTTATGGAGCTTAACAACTTATACAGAAGTTAAAAGAGAAAAGAGTTATAATGTAAAAGAAATAACTAAATCAATAAGAGCAGAATTAAAAGCTAGATTTTCATTTGTTAAATTTTCTATAACAAATCCTTATAGTGATAGAATAAGTATTGATATAAAATCAGCACCATTTGAAAAAGAAAGTATTTATATAAAAGCTATTCAAGAGTATTGTAAAAAAGTTGTTGAAAGTCATAATTTTTGCACTTCTGATGATCCTTATGGTGATTACGGTTCAAGTTATAATTTATATTTCTTTGGTGCTGATTTATTGGACTATACACAAACAGAAGCAAATGAAACAATTATTGAAGCTATGAAAGATTTTGACGTGAAAAAAGTTGAACAATTTGAAATTGACAAAGCTAAAGAAAAAGCAGATTTTGAAGTTTCCCAAGCACAAAGAGATGAAGAACACAAACAATATTTAATCAGACAAGAAGAAGAAAAGAAAGAAATTAAAAATGTTAATAATAATATTGAAGTTGTAGAAATTGAAGAAGAAAAACAATATTTCGTTATTAACTCAAAATTTGCAAATTTAAATAAAAATTGTACACTATCACAATATGAAGAAGAAGTTTTAAAAGGGGCTTGTTATAACCAAACTGTTAAAATAACAAGAGAAGTACATTTTAACAATGCTGAATCATTAGAAAACTTTAATAACTTATTATTAGTTGACTTTGAATTTATTACTGGAACAAGTGGAAGTTATACAGACGATAACAGAATCAATTCTATGACTGACTATGATAATATGACAGAGTTAGAAAGAAAAACAGTAAAATTTAATTCACAAGGAATAGCAGTATATTTAAATGATAAAATACAATTTGTAATTGATGCTCAAGGCTATTCATATGCTAGATATGTTGGATTAATAGACGAGAATACAACTATTACAAAGAAAGTTGAGTATAAGCAACTATTAACACCTGAAGAAGTTCAAGAGCGTACAGAAGTAGCTGAGAAGGTTATTGAATTAAATAATGTAGTAATAGAAAATAATAATATTGAAAAAGAAAAAATTTATTTAACTGATAACTGGAATGTATTCAGAAAAGAAATTTCTCAATCAATAAGAGATAATAAAATAAAACTTAATAAAGATATTATTCAACAAATTAAGGATAATGAATATATTAAAACTTCAATGTATAGATTAATAAGAGAGTGCGAACCAACTCAAGAACAATTTATAAATGTAGATATACAAGAAGGCGAAAAGCTAACAATAATTAGACCATCAATGATAGGAGGAGCTTCAGCAACTCATATAACATTTAAGGAATGGAAACAGGAAGAATATGCACAATATACTGATAATATAAAAGTTATATATGAAAGTAAAAATAAACTATATGGAACTAATTTAGAAAATACCAAACTATTAATATATAAAGGTTGGTTTGAGTTACCACAAGCTGTATTATTTGAAGCTACAGACGGTGGAAGTATAACAAAGTTTGGAAGCTATGACGAAAAAGCATTAGAAGATATATTGACATACTTTGAAAAAAATAATATTCTACCAGTAATAAATACTTATAGACCAATATTCTAAATTAAATAACGGTTGTTAGTATTTAACTATTATTTACATACTAACAACCTAAAAAATAAATGGTAAAATTGATATTTCTTTATATTAATTTGTTGACATACCATAAAAATCTATGTTATAATAAATTATACCAGTTAAGAGTTACAACTTAACAAAGTCTTTTGAATCTAACTGCTAGAATACATGGTAGGATAGTAAGAGTATAAAATTTAAATAGTTTAAAGTTGTAACTTACATAAAACAAATTAATAGTAAATAGAAAGTCTTTAAGACTTAAAAGGAGTTGTATCTTATGTTTAAATCAATATTCAGCAAAAAGAAAAAAGCAAGTGAAGTAAGTTTTGAGGATATAACAAATAGATTACTAGATAAAAATAGCAAATTAGCGGAGCAACTTAAAAAGAAATAGTGCTAAATAATAATAAAATAATATAGAATGAAGGAGTTTGATTAATTATGGAAAATATAAATACAAATATAGATTATTCAACATTAACTAATGATGAATAATCTATACAATATCAAGAAGCTAGAAACAATTTTTTCAGAGCTGAATTAGGAACTGATGAAGAGACAGAAGCAGAAAATACATTTAGAAAAATATCAAGAGAAGTTTCAGAACGTAAAAATTTTGACTTAGCAATGTATAAAATGCAATCACAATTACAAATAGAATCTTTGACCGTAATACAAGAACAACAAAACCAAAATAAAACAAATTTGAAAGGAAGTAATAATATGAGAACAATAAGAGGATTAATTAAAAGTGCAGTAATAACAGGAGTAATCACAATAATGACAGTTATACCAACTATGGCAGATACAAACGATTCAAGTATATTAAATCATTATACTAACTCTAAAGGCGATGTAGTAACAGTATATAAAGATAAGACAACGTATATTAATAGTGATGTAAATATTCAATCCTTAGATTATTTAGATAATTCTGTTACAATTGAAAAAGATAGCCATTTATATAAGTTTTATGTAGACGAGCCAAGAGAATATTACTTGAATGAAGCTATTAACATTACTTTTAACAATAATAATAATAAAATAGTAGATTGTGTAGTTGATAATCAACCGACTATATATAATACCACTATAGACTCAATACAGGGCAATATAGCGACTTTAGATGTGAATGGTAATAAATACACGTTTGAAAATGAAGAAGGTTCTGACGGCTGGAATGTAGGTGAAAAATGCAAGGTTATTATTCAAGATGGTAAACTATTAGAAGTTAGACCGATTCCACTTGCTGAGAGATAAATATATTTTATTATTATATTAATTTATTTAAAATATATATTGCAATATCATAAATTACTTGGTATACTATATATAAGAAGTAAAACAAATTAAAAAGAATAAAGGAGATTGATTTATATGAAAAGAGAATTTGATGGAAAAGTAAAATTAACTGGTGTAGGTTATGCAGATGGAATAAAAGCAGAAAAGTTAATTGTTGGTGATATATTAGCTTGTTCTTTTGGATATTCAGAAAAGATAGTTAAAATTGAAGATATAAGTAAATCATATATATTAGTTACTCTTGAATATGAATCAATTTGTACACATAAAACAGAAGTTGCTGAGAAGAAAATTAAAAAAGATAGAATAGTTCCAGTATCTAAATTAGTTGAAGAAGTTAAAAAAGAAACTATAGAATCAATAGAAATTACTGAAACTTTTGAAAGTGTCGAAGCTGAAATAGAAATAATTGAAAAAGAATTATTAAAAGAAGTCAGATTAAATAAATTAATTGAAGGAACTGGATTCAATACAATTATATTAGAATGTATTACACCTTTTGATTGTGGACGATACAAAGTTAAACAAGGACATATAAAACGTATTGATTCTAAGAAATGGGAAGAATATAAAGACGATGATTGTTTTGAAAGTTGTGGAGCGGTTCATCCAAAATTATTTTATAAAGTTGTTCAAAATGGTATTATTAAAACTCAATATGGAGATGAGTTATATAATAAACTAATGGATTTGTATAAAAAATCTAATATGTTACTAGGAATTTAGAATAATATAAAAAGAAGGTGAAAAATGATTACTCATAATTGCAATAATTTAAGATGTGGAGGTAATTTTAGTGGACAATGCAGACAAGTATATTTTACTTGTAGTTTACATATGATGATTGGAACAGATCAACAAAGAGCCTTAGAAGATATATTAAAAGAAAAAGGTAAAGACTTTTATAAAGAGTATAGAAAATATATCAAATAATGAATTGTTAAAATTAGTATTTTTATTTTGAAATTTAATAAATTAATCAAAGGAAAGTATGGATAAAAATTATAAATAAATATTAAATATATAGAGAAATATTCAATAATGATATATAATATTATAATTAAGGAGTGATTTTCAATTGAAGAAATTGCCAAAGAATACAAATAATATTATTAAAAATAAGGTGGTAAAAATGGACATTTTGGGTGGAGAAGCGGATGGTAAGAAACTAATTTTATATTCAGACCATTATAAAGCAGAATCTATATTTAAAGATAATGAATTAGAAATAAAAGTTACTTCTAATAAAATGACTGAAAATAATAAATATACACAAATACCATTTATAAGAGGAATTTATATTTTCTTTATGCAAAAGGTAAGTAAAGGTGATAAGAAAAAGAGAAAAATAACAATAAATATATTTGATATTATGGCTTTGTTTTTATATCTTTTAGATAATATTATTTTTAGAATATCTCTAATGGATTATGTATATATTTTATTTATGTTAATTCACGGGTTTTCAGTATTGTTTGATAAAAATATTGCAGAACTTCATGGAGCAGAACATATGATAAGTAATTATTATAATAAGTTTCATAAAATTAGTATAAATGATATAAATAAAATTAAAAAATCTAGTGTAGTGCATAGTAGATGTGGCAGTAATTTTTATGGAATGCAAATAATTATATTATTACTGTTAAAATTTCTTATTGATGATTATATGATTAGATATTTTATAATGACTTCATTAGTTTATGAAATTAGTTCAAGTGATAGTAAGATTTTGTATTGTATAACATATCCATTATATATAATAGGAATGTTAATGCAAAGATTATTCTTTGTAAAACAACCAAAAGATATAGATATAAAACAGGCAATTAAAACAGTACAAGAATTGGAAGAATATGATAATGAAAGAATATAATTTGAATTGTAAAATATTAGGGACTTACTTACAAAAACAAAAGTTACAATAAAATTACATATTAGATTGTGAAAGAAACACAAAAAGAGTGCTTAATGATTTAGACATAACAAACACTCTTTTAAGAAACAAATCATCCAATAGCTATGATAGTATTCAAGTACCAATGAATAAAACTTAGTGTTCGTAGCACTAAGCATCTTAATTATATATAGATATTAAATTAAAGTCAAATAAATTTTTATATAAAACTTAAAATAAAACATAAGTTTTATCAAAATTTGTCGAATGGTTTCTATTGATATTTCTATTAATTTATTATATACTTAATACATAGATAAGGAACAAACAATTCAAGCAATCAAGTTAAGACATAAAAATAAATCTAGTGCAACGCTAGACGAACTATAGTAGATAGTAAATACATAATAAACAAATTAACAGAATAGAGGAAGCGTGATAATATGGCTACAGATAAAAATAAACAAAATATAAGATTTGCGAAAACAAGTGCATCTCAAAATAAAAAAGTAAGATATGACGGATTATTAAAAGATGAGGTAACATACATAAAGACAGTTAAGAAACAAGAGCAATCAAGTAAAGACTTAGATAATTTTTATAAAACTGTTAAAAGAAATGAAGTTGGAGCTATTGATTGGGACGGTATGGATGAAACTCAATTAGATTACTTTGATTATATTTATAAAAGTAATGAAAAACTATTAAAGAAAATTAATAAACTAGAAGATACTAAAATAAAAGATACTGACAAAGTATTAAATATATTCTTACAATTAAATACCAACAGTCAATCGTTTTAAAGTATGTAGATTCAAGGGAATTAAAATAAGTTCCTTTGTATAAGCATATTAAATGCTAATAAATTAATACATAAAGGGAGAGATTAAAATGTTAAAAGAAAAATTAATTAAGTTTTATGATGATGAACTATTAGGAGTAAAGGATGAAAATGAAATTGTTTGGATGTCTGCAAATAAAACTATGCAAGACATAGGACTTTCAGAAGATCAATGTAAGAAGCAAGCTAGAAATATTAAGAATGATATTGTATTATCACAAGGTTATAAAATGATGAGTGCCAAATATGGCACTATGCAAGCAACTAAAGAAATGTATTTTATTAGAGAAGATTTTGTTACACTTTGGCTTGCTAAGATTTCATTGACTCCAACTATGCAAAAAGAGAACCCAAAAACAGTTGAAAAATTAGTTAAGTATCAATTTCAATGCAAAGATGTATTGCATGAAGCCTTCTTTGGAACTGAGGAAAAAAGACAACAAACTTATAATGACTTAGGTTTAGAAGGTGAAATAAAAGATTTAAAAGTAAAAATAGAAGATATGGACAAAACTATGGGGACATTAATAAATTCAGCTACAATCAATTCATATCAAGCAAAACAAATAAATAAACACGCAAGAGAAAGAGTTAGTACGATGTTAGGTGGAGCACATTCTAAAAAGTATAAAGACAATTCAAGAACGTATTTTAAAAATTTGTGGTTAGGGTTATGTGATACATTTAATGTTTCTGAATATCGTGATTTGAATCCATTGAATTATAGCAATGCTGTCACTTATGTTAGTAACTGGTCATTTAGCTAATTAAAAAAATATTTAAGGAACTATAAGAAAAAATTTTATAGTTCCTTTTGTTATATTTTCATAAGAAAAAATAATTTTACCACAATATTATAGCGTCAGAATGGATTCCAAGGCTATATTGAATCATAAGGAATACAATTGCACCTATAGAAATAAAATTCAGTTATGAGCCTATAAAGAGAATTTTTTCTTGTATTAAAAACAGGTGAACCGTAAACACTTGTTTTAATAACCAATTAAAAAACTTATTTTAATAAAAAATTCTATTAATTTATTTTAAAATTTATATACAACAATAAATTAAAAGAGTATAATTATATTTATCAGATGGGAATAAGTTGCAAAATAATTAAATTGTAATTGCTATAGAATCTGATATAATTATTATAAGAGAGGTGCTTTAAAGTATGGATAATGAAACATTAAAAGCAATAAGGACAATGTTAAAAGAAGAACTAGAACCAATAAAGGCTGACATCAAAGAATTAAAAGCAGATGTAAAAATAATTAAAGAAGACGTTAAAAGCTTAAAAGATAGCATGTCAGACATTCCGACAGATACAAAAGACATTGTTAAGGAAGTATCAGCACTGAGAAAAGATATGAGCAAAGTAGAACTTATAACGGCAAGTAACTGGGAAGAAGTCACAAAACTAAAATTAATCAAATAAAAAAACTATTATTGCTACTGTAGAAGGTAGCTTTCTTTTTTATCCATATTTAATTGAAAACAATAATCAATATTAACTTAAAACTATAATTTTATCTACTGAGGTTTTAGAACCCATAAACAATAAAACTTACTCACCACAATGCACCAGAATCAATTTTAAGACACATAGACATATACTAAGACCTATGAAATTTAAAACGCTTATATAGTCGATATGAGTTGTATTTGTATTAGATTCTATATAGTGTTGATAAATCCAGTATTTTCAGCAATAATAAAATAATTTTAAATATTTAAACAAATTAACAGAAATAGTATTGTATTATTTTAGATGATATGTTATACTTATATCAGAAGTTAAGTAACAGATAAAAATAAATTTAAGGGGTTGGAAGTTATGAAGAGAATAGTTACTAGAGATAAATGTGCAAAGTACATAGCAAAAAATAGTTTTTGTACCTTTGAGAGAGCAAAAGATTATATAGATAATGGTGTTGAAAATTTACCAAATAATAATATTAAATATTTAGGATATGGAAAGTTTGAAATAGAATATAAATAAAAATTAAAGCCACCTACCAGTTGGAGGTTAAGGCATAAAAGGAGATTGGGGATTATGTTAAATGAAAAATTATTAAAAGCAGTTGCAAAGTTAAATAGTGAATATGTAAACATAGAATTAGGAAATACAAGGTTTATAGATGTTATGGAGATTGAAGGTATCGGAAAATTTTTTGGAATTGGTTTAAAAGATATAGATGAAAAATTTTAAGCATTAAAAGATACTAAATATGAATATGAAAAATTTTGTGATTTATGTGATGATGGAAAAGAAGATGATTCAAAATTATTATCTGAGGTATTCGATTATTTAGAAATACAAAAATTTGCTCAATCCATTGTTAATAAAATTGCTACAAGAATGCAAGAAAGAATTAATGAAGTATTATAAGTAAGTTTGATAAGGAACGTGAGAGTCGCCGAAACTAGCTGACAGGCTAGTCGCTTACAAAAACATTTCAAGACAATTAAGTAAGACAGAATTTAAAACACTAGTGCAATGCTAGTTACATAAATAGAGTATAAATAAGCAACATAAAAGGAGGATAGTTACATTATGACAAATTTTAATAAAAATAATATTAATAAAAACACTAGAGGATTAGTAGTAGGAGGAATCAGTATAATTATTGCAGTATTGTATCATCAAAAAACAACAGATAATTTACAAAGTAAATTGGAGTATTGTAAAAGTAAGTTATCTGAAAGTGAAAGATATAAAAACAAATACTATGACGCTATTCAAAACTATGATTATGACTAAATTGGAGATGATGAGATGATTAAATTTAAAGATGTAAAGATAACTAAAGTAAAAATAGGTGGTACGATAAGTGCAAGTGACAGTGATTATGGAGCATATTGCAATTATTATAAAGTGAAATTAAAACATAAACCAACCGGAATAAAAATAGAGTATAAAACTGACTCAGACGATGAAGAAGAATATATAGAATCAATTAAAGCATTTGAAAAATTAAATAATTTAGTTGAAAATTTACTAAAAAATAAAGGGTAGATAAAATATCTATTTTATGGTAAAGTTGGTTTTGAAAAACAGAGTATAAACGAGTATTTAAGAGTATATGGAAGGTTAAAAATCCATTAAAACAAATTAAGATAAATATGAAAAGAATTATTGACATGATTTAGGTGATATGATAATATAAGGTTAAGAAATAAATTAATAATAATTACATAGAAGGAGTTGTATTAAAATGATAAATGTAGGAAAACAGAATCAAGAAATAATTGAAAAATTTTATGAGGACAATAAGGATTCAGTTATTGAATTATCACCAAAAGAAATTGGTTTAAGAGATGATATACATATTAAAGGAGCAAGAACTACAAGATTTAACAAAGACCTTGGATATGCTTTAAGAGCATTTAGAGAAAAACAATTAGAACTTAATAAAACTATTATTGTTAGAAAACTTAGCAACAAAGGTTATGTGTTAGTTTCAGGTTTAAAATGGTATAGGCTAGCACAATTATTAAATGTAAATATTAAATGTATTGTTGTAGATAGTAAATTATCTCATTGTAATTTTGAAAAGAATATTGGAATAATTCAAAAGCATACAAAACAACCAAAAGATACTGAATATTTTTTGAATTATAAAGATTTAGTGATATTAGACATAATGAAAATAAGACAACCTAAACGTGAAAAGAAATTAGCTAAGTTTGATATATTTGGGAATAACAAAGGTGTAGAAAGTGCTATAACTGTAAGACAAAGACCTGATGGGAAATATGCTCTAGTGGATGGATATATCAGTTATTTATGGCTTAAAGAACAAAAAGAGAAATGGATTCCAGTTAAAGTTGTTTAATAAATTAAAGGAGTTTACGATATTATGGAAAAATATTATGATAATGAAGAATTTTTATTAAAAAGAAAAAGAGAATTACTACAGGAGTTAGATAAAATAAATAATCAATTAAAATTTACAAAAGATGATAAATTAAAAGAAAATAAAAAAATAATTAAAACTATTCCAATTACGGAAGAAGAATTTTCAAGTAAAATAGAAAGATTGAAAAATAAAGATACAATAACAGTTGTAGCTACTGGTAATCTTGAATATCAAGGAAGTATTGGAGATAAAATTCTATACACTACTTGCAAATCTATAGAACAGGTAGCATGGTGTTTATACGGTTTTATAGTAAATGATGCTTATGAATCAGTATTAGATGTATATTAATGTAGTATGTGAATTTAAGGATATCTAATTAAGGTATCCTTATGTGGGCATATTAAAAAATAATATGTGAATAAATCAAAATAAAAGGAGAGAAGAGAATGGAGAAAGAAAAAATTAAAAAACTGTTTGAAAAATCTATAGGAGAGAATCACTTTAAAGAAATGATTATAACACAATTGTATTCTTGGGAATTGGTTTTAGAAAGGAAGAAATTAGCTGAAAAGACTATTGAAAGAAAAATTAAAAATATTTTAGACTTCTATGTATATCTTGATAGATCAAGATTAGGAGATAAAAAGAAAAGAATCAGAGCCATAGACATAAATAAACTTTGTTTTGAGTTTGTATGCGATGGAATGTACAATAATGATAATATAGAAAATGAGGGAACTAAAAGTTATCGTGAAAATATTTATTTTAATGTCATGGGTGGTATGAACTACATATTTGAGAATTACTTTGATAATATTCCAGAAATAATTAAACCATTAACAGATGAACAAAAAGAAGTTTTACAGGAAGTATCTAAAAATAAATTTTATAAGTGTACAAGTTTTAAAGATGAAGATAAAGAAAGTTTTTATGATAGTTTACAAGTTAAAATAATTGAAGAACTAGGTATAAAAGTGTATTTTGATGAAGGCAATTTACCATATGTTTTGAGTCATGAATTAGGACAACTTATAAACGTAGAACCCAAACATATTAGAGAAAAAATAAAGAAATTGAATGAGTTTTTGGAGTGTCGAAGTCTCGACCGTCCTTTAAAACATAGTAATTTCAACACTTTAGAAGATACATATATAAATTCTCAAAATAAAAAACAAGTTACAAGTAGAATATATAAAGATATGTTATTTTTCTATTTAATGGATTTATCAGCACAAGGAAATAAGAAAAATGATTTGTTAGAATTTAAACTTAAATACATAGATGCTTTTAACTATATAGAAAAAGAATACAATAGATTACTAATAGAAAATGCACAACTAAAAGAATCATTCTACAATATGTATAATGAAGTTAGAAAAAGAAATAGAGATTTATTAGTAGCAGATAATAATAAAAGAGCCAAGAAGAAAGCTTGTTAATACATAATAAATTAATATAATAAAAGAAAGGAACGAATAAAATGAAATATAACTTTAAATTAAAAAGCTTAAAATATTGCAATGTAGAAAACACAATATCTAAAGATAGTGTTCTTGTATTTAAGGACATAGATGAAGTTGTGAATTATGTAAAAAATAGAAATTTATATTTTTCCGAGGATAGATTATATTATGGTGACTATTTTTTAGACATAGATTTTACAACAGATGAAAAAGACCTTATAAAATATATTAAATATTATATTGAAGATATTGAAAAATTTGAAGAATCAAAGGAGATTGATGTAAAAATGAAAAAAGAATTTAGATTATTTGAATGGCAAGCAGACATTGTGAGAGATGACTCAAAAATAATAATGGCTAATATAAGTCGACAAGGTAGCAAAACTTTCCTATTAGCTAATAAAGTAATGTATGAGAAACCAAAGACAGTCTTATACATAAATAGTAATATGGGGCAATTAAGAATCTTAAAAGACCATTTTGAAGAAATATTTGCTTTGGATGATACTATAAGAGAATCAATTAGGTATTATAATTTCTCTAGAAAGAAATTGTTTATTGAATTTGATACAGGGGAAACGATAACTATATGTGATAAAGATGAAAGATTTGATGAAGATGAAATAATTGACATGGTTTTGTTTGACGATGGATTACCTCAATTAGATATTAAGGCTAAAAAGTATGTATCAGTATTTACCATTAAACATCCTATAATGAATTTGTTCAATTGCAGAAAAGATATTAGTTATCATGTAATAGGAATTAAGAAGCTTATAGAATCTGGTTATTTAACTAGAGAACAAATAGTAGATACTAAGAAACACATTGGAGATTTAATGTTTGACAAGGAATTCGACCTTTGTAATGAATATAAGGAGATGTTTGATGAAAAACCAATTAGAGGTCAAAGGAGAAATGCTAATTTATATGAAGAAAGTGCTGGTGATATAAATTTCACTAATACTATTGATTTTAAAGGTGCAATAATGCAAGAACAAAAAGTAAAAAATAAAAGGGTAAAAGAATATAATGATATAATAAAAGAAAATTTACAAAATATTAAAGACTTATTTATATCTGAAGAGTTTAAAGTAACTACTCAAAGAAAAACCAATAGAAGTTTTAGCCTAATAGTAATTAAAGAAACTGAGACAATGAAGATAGAACGAAAATTTAATTGTTTCAATGAATTAGAAAAAATAATGACAATCAATAAAGGAGAAGTAGATTTAAAATCATTTGTAGAAAACAAATTAAAGGATTTTATAGTAAGAAAAGCGTTAGAATACGATTTAAAATTAAAGTATAACAATGTTATATTAATAGTAACTAAAAATGATAATATAAAAGAAATATTTGAGGATATTTCATGTAGATGTCAATTTGATAAATCAACAATAGATGCTAGTAATTATAGTTATGCAACTGCTACATTAACTTATAGTGGAGCTAAGATAAAAATAAGGAAATTTGATGATAAATTTACAAGACGTAATTTAGGTTGTACAGGTAGAGTTGTTTTGTGTTATGGTGATTTTACAGAAGATGAAATCAATACTATCTTAACACCTATGAGTATAGAGACTGGGAAAGTACAAAGATTTATCATAGGAATGGATATGTTTGAATTATAAAATAAATTAATATAACAAATATAAAGGAGATTAAAAGTATGTTAGATAAAAAATTAAGAGAAAAATTATGGGTTTTAATTGAAGAATCAAAGAAGAATGCTAACTTTAAATCAGCTAAACAATGTGAAAACTTATGTAAATTACTAAATGAAAATTGTAAAATAAGAGATACTATGGATTGGCTTATGATGGAATTTTCTGAAATAATGAATGAGTTTATAAGTGATAAAGAATTTAAATTATTATATAAAGAAAATATGGGATTTGTAAACAAAGATAAGGATTTAGATTTTATTTCATGGGTAGTTTTACAAGGAAAAGAATTATATGATGATTACTTTACAAGAGGATTCATTGCTATACATTTATACATAAGTGATAATAAAATAGATGTGTCAGATTATGAATATGAATCTATGATGGATGCTTTTCATTGGATTGAGAAATAAATTAAATAATAAAAATTAAAAACGGGGGAACATTAGATTTCCCTGTTTTAATAAGAAAGAAGGATTAATATGGAAGATAAACAATTATATTATATAAAAAGAATAAATGACTATATAAAAGAAAATAAAATTAATAAAACACAATTTGCTAAATTAATAAATAAAAACCCTTCACAATTAAGTAATTTTTTAAATAATGATTATAGGTGTATGGAAAATTATAGAATATACCAAGATATTATGAGATTTGTTAGGGACTATGACTATAAAACTAATAGAAAAAATAATTTAGAAAAATACGGATTAGAGATATCTAATGGTACAATATATGATATAAAAATGCTATGCGAGAATATCAATAAAAGTTTATCTGAGAATAGTAATAAAGTTCATATATTTATAGAAGATGAAAACTGGAGTGAAAATGATGACGCACTAAAATATATTGAGAAATATGATATCAATTTTAAAGTTAGTAATCGAAATAAAATGGGTATATGTACGGATTCCGATAGGAACGTAACCATTGATTTAGATTGGATTGATAATGATAAGGTTAAGCAATTATTAGAGGATGTAAAAATATTTGATTAAAACTGAAAGGATATTATGAAGAATGAATATAAAAGAATTATATGAAAGAGATAAAGAATATTTTAATAAATTGGTTAAGTCATATTTAAACGAAGGATTAAGCTATAAAGATGCCTATGAAAGTGCTTGTTATAGTTGTGAAGGAGAATCCTATGATATAATTAAAGATAAAAACGCCAGTGTGGATTATTTGATTACTACAATAAAAGAAGAGTACAAAGATATTCAACGAGAAAAAGGATTATATGAAGAAGTTTATCCTTTTGTAAATATGAGTGTTTATAATAATAAAAATAAATTGATTAAGAAATATAAACATACTTATGAAGGATACATGAATTTTTTAATAGGTTTAAAATTACAAAAAATTAAACAAGTAAAATGCTTATATATAATGTATAAAACAGAATATTCTGGTTGCACTACTGAAAGATGGTATGAGATTTATTTATAAAAATAAATTAATATAAAATACTTTTAATAATAGGTATATTCTTTCAAATTAATGGTATAATAGTAATATAATATTTTGAAAGGTGTGTTGAGAATGTTAAAAATATTAAATGGTTATAGTTGGTTGGAAGAAGAAATAGGTGAAGAAACATTAGAAATAAAGAAATGCTTAGAAAAAGGTTTGTTAAAGTATACAGATGATAAAGATAGACCTCAATTTATAGCATTAGAAAGTAACATTGATGCAGTCAAAGAGATTTTAGGTGAGGACTATAATAAACTAAAAGAAAAAGACTTTATAGAGTGGTTAAATTATGATTTTGGGGATGTTTATGAAAATCTAAAAATTGAAAATAATTGGAGAGATGAAATACTCATACCTATGAATAGAATTTTAACAATGATTGAAGACGAAGAATCAGAATGGTTTTCTGATGATATAAAATTAGAGATATATAATTCAGAACAACCTAATAACAAAGTGTTTGAATATTTAAATGATTTTGGTAGAGAACAGGCAAGAATGCAAATACAAGATTTGTTAGATAATATTGATGAACAAGAATTTAAATAAGCAATGAGGTATTAATATGAGTTGGGTTAAAGCTTTAAATGAAACTGATAAACAATTTTGTGATGAATGTGCTAATATAACAATAACTTCAACATATCTAATGGAAGAAACAATAAAGGAAAATATAGGTATTTTCCAAGCATTATTAATAAGGTTTTCTAAGGATAGGAATATGACAGTAGACGATATAACTAAAGATTTTGATAAATGTTTTGATATTATGAAATATTTATATATAACAAGTTCAAAAAGATTTCATTTGCTATATGACTGTTATATGGAGGAACTTAGAAGAATATTAAAAAGTAGTAATATACAAAATTTTAATATAGCTGATAAAAGAATTAAGGTATCACAAATAAAAGCTACTAATATCTTTAAACAATCTATGTCAGAATTAAAAACATTAGGAGATAATCTTATAAAAGATTGCATAGATTTTCAAAATGGATTTTTCAATGTTGATGAATTGGAAGAAAACAATGAGAATATGTCTAATGATATTATTGAAAATGTAAATAAAGATTTTGAGAAAGCTAAAAATAAGTATAATAAAATATTTAAGCAAAGAGATTTAATTAAATATTTAGAAGATAATGGTTATGAATATAAAAATACTGGAAGACATGCTAATTATACAGATGGAGTAAATACGATTCCTGTGCCAATACATGGCTCTAAGGATCTAGGATATGGATTGCAAAGAAAAATTCAAAAAGAAGTTGTAGCCCATAAAAATATGTTATAATATTTAATATTAATTTGAAAGGTGTGTTATTTTATGACTATAGAAGATATTTTATTCCGTATAGACAAATCAATAGAAGAACACGAAAGAGATATAGAAAAGAAGAAAAATGAATCTGGAGACAATTATGGAATGTCTATATTTATTAGAACATTGTCAATTGAACAATATAAAGGCATGATTTATGCGTATGAAAATTTAAAAAATGCAATATTAAAAGATAAGGATTAATAGAAGAAGGTTAATTAACCTTCTTCTATTATAATGACAAATTAATTCAATTAAAACTTATATTTTAAAAGGTCTTAAATCTATATATTGTGGTTTGCCTTATACTGGACATACTATATATAGTGGTTTTACAAATCATAATAA